GGCATACAGGCGATTGACCGCTGACGTATCCGTTGCCGCCCCCACGGCCAGCGGGATATTGATGCCGCCATTGGCGTAAATGCTGCCGCCTACAGTCAAAGATTGGCTCACGGTCACAGACCCGGTGAACAGGGAGGATTCAGCCACATTCAGCGTTTGAACCAAAGTTTGGCCCCCCAAAGTGAGATAATCGACAGAAATGGAGAATTCCCCGGTGTCCATTGTCAGATACCCCACGCCCCCGCTGGTTTTCAGGGTCAGCGTGCCGTTGTTTCCGTTAGTATTGATATTGACGTTGCCGGTAAAGGTTTTTTCAGCTTCGACCGTTTGCGGGGTGGCCAGGGTCATGTAGGACAGGGACAGGCAATTAAACTGCGAATCCACATAATTTTTGTTGGCGGCCTGTTCCGCCTTGGTGGGGTCCTTGACGACAATGGAGGCGTCATTGTGCCAGGAAAAATCGAACTGGCAGGCGGGAATAATCTTATCTTTCATCCATGCGCCGTTGACCACCCGCTCGTGGTAGATGATGTAGGCCCCATTGTCGGAAGTGGATTTGCAGCACAACCGGTGATTGTTGTTGTCGGCAGTCGTGGGGGAATCAATCAGTGAGCCGAATATCCAGGTATGGCCGAAATTGCCGGGGTCGATTTTCCCGGTTTCCACGCGCACGGTATCATTGAACTGGGCAGGGCCGCCCACGGTGAGCGACTGGCTGGCGGTAACGCCGGAATTGAACAGGGCGGAGCCGTAAACATTGACGCTGTTGTTCGCGGTGAAGCTGGATTCCGCATAAATATTGCCGCCCCTGGCTTTCAACATCAAGTGCGTTCCGGAGGAAATCCTCACGTTGCTGGAACCGATATGCTCAATGGTCAATACCGGATGCCCGCTGCTGCTGTCGCCGGGGACGTTGGTGGTGTACAATATGGCCGTGCCGGTTACACTGTCGACATGGCCCTTGATTCCGGCCATAAACGTATTGCCGCCCTCAAAAACGTTATCCGTCTGCAAAGAGGCGTAGCCGCTCAAATCTACGGACATGGACTTGGTATCAGGGTCCAGCTCCATGGGAAGGGTCAGCGTGATGTTTCCGGAAACGCCGTTGATGGTAGTGCCGGTAGCCTTGCTCGCCATGTCATCGACATACTTCTTGTTTGCCGCCTCATTGTTGGAAGCGGGGGCGGACGCAATGACGGGAGGGGATGAAAAGGTTTTCACGCCGTCAATCGTCTGGTCGCCTGCGGTCAGGACGACCGTTTTGTCGTCCAGGGACAGGGAGACATTGCCTTTTTCCCGGTCGCCGGTGATTTTCAGGCCGGAATCCAGAAGGATGTCTCCGGATGCCCCGCCAATCGACGTGACTACGCCCTGCAATGCCTGCTTGATGTCTTCCAGAGCCTGTTGGGCCTTCTCCGCCGCATCCTTGGCAATGGCCGCATATTCTTTTGAGACGAATCCGCCGTCAACCTCCAAGGTGATAGTCCCCTCGTTCCCGGAAGGCAGGTGCAGAACCCCGCCGACTTCATCATTGACGGATTCGTCGTCCAGAACGGGAGTGATTCTTGGAAGGGCGGTGAAAGTCCCTTCCATGAGGGGGGTTTCGTCATTGCTGGCGCTAATAAGAAATACATCATATTTCCAGTTCCCCGGAGGCACGGAATCCCATTCAATCCGGGCGCGACCGTTTTCGTCCACGGAACATTTCAAATCCACCCTTGGGTACGTCCCGATACTGCCGTGGAGGGTGTAGCCCTCAAGAGGGAAAGGTTCATTTTCGTACTCTGCGGACAGTACCAGCGCCTGCCGGAGTCCGGTAACGGTCTTGATGTCAAAATGGGCGGCTTGAATCATACAGGCACACTTTGTTTCAAAGGGCGCAGGCTGTCAAACCGCAAAGCGCACGGAATCCCGCACATATGGCATCCCGCGCGCTTTTTTGAAATTTGCAATCATTGCAAATTTTTCAGGGCTTGTTCTTCCCCGCCCAATTGCCTATCTGAAAGCAGTTCAGCGCCACGCGGCGGAAGCCTTTGAGGGGATGCTTATGCCAGAATGGCATTACGGCGTAGTCCAGAATATAGCAATCGCCCGCATTCTTGCCCGCCAGGAAGGAAAACCGCAAAGGGCCGCTCTGTGCGGCGGGAACGCGCAGGGTCATTTTCAATCGGCCGCCAAGATGGCGGTGCAGGATTTCCACCAGCCGGAGAAAATTGCCGATATAGTACGGATGGACGGCAATAAAGTTTCCACGGTGGTTTGTTACGCCAAAATAGCAATTTTCCGCGCAGCAGTTTTGGTCGGAATCAGCCATATTGGCGAAAAAGGCAAACCGTTCGAGGCTGGCAATGCACGTATCGTAGTTGATGGCAATGGTGCATTCCGGGCTGCCGGGCATCGACCGTTTCCAGAAATGCGTGAAGTAGTTCGGCTTGTCGGGGTAGATTCTTCCCGATTTGGGTGCAATATGCCCGCAATAGCCTGCCGGCTTGTCAGCTTCCAGCCGTTTCCGGGTAATGACGGCCAGCGCAGCCAATCGTTCGGACATGCGGATATATCCCTGCTCAATAGCTTTGTTAAAATCGATGATAACCAGACAGGAATCCTCCATGAGCCGCTGAATATGGGCTGGGGCGTGGGCGTAGTATTCAGCGATGCGGTCAAAATGCAAAACATAATGCCTGGCGGCAGCGATGCGTAAAAACTCACGCACATCATCCGGGAGTTCCTGGGCTTGGTTAATAGATTCCAGCAGCGCTTCCGCTTTGCCTTTATCCACCAGGGAAGACACTTCCGGGCAATCCCCGGTAATTTCATAAACCGGAGTGACGATTCGGTGCGTGTACGTATTGCCCGCGTTCTGTGGGGGGGGGTAATGCGCTTTCTTCCTCCCTTTCGGCTCCTACTGGGGCCTGACCGTTTTCGCTTCCGGCTTCCTCTTCCGCCAAAAGGTCGTCGAAGTCAAAGGCAGTCATGTCAAGCTGCACATCCGCCAGTTCCTCTTCTAAAAGGGCAAAATCCCATTCGGCGATTTCCGCCGTCCGATTGTCCACCAGACGGAACGCCTTGATTTGGTCTTCCGACAAATCGTCAGCGAGAATACAGGGAACAGTTTTAAGCTTTAACTTTTTTGCGGCTTTCAAACGGGTGTGCCCGCAGACAACAACATTATTGCGGTCAACCACAAGCGGAATTTTAAAGCCGAACTGTTTAATGGATTCCGCCACCTTGACGGCCGCTTCATCATTGCGGCGCGGATTTTTATCATAAGGAACCAGGTTGTTTACAGCAATATCTACAATTTCCATGTGCGAAAACGATTTTTGAAATTTGCAATGATTGCAAATTCTCATGGATTCTTAGCATGGTTTCAATCCTCATTAAAGCATAATTCGCCGCCGTCCAGCCTGAAAATCCGACCGTTCCGGGACAGATTGGCATACAAGGCAAACTCGCCAACTCCATTGTGCCAGGGACACCAGCGGACACGGCGCCACGCATCCTGCGAGGTGATGCACCCGTGCAGGGCTATCTGCTCATGCGGGAAACGCCGCGAAAGCACCCACAGGGCAAATCCGAACGTCGTCAGCCGCCGGTCCATCCCTTCCCGGAACACCGCCTCCGGCAAATATTCCAGAAAAGGGTGCTGGTGCAGAAACCGGTATTCTTCCTTTTGCCAGTACGGAGGAATGCAAGGCCCTTCTTTCAGGCTTCCGGGAGGGGGATAGGTGATGATGATTTTACTGGCCCCGGCAAGCACATTCCAATGGCGGCGCTCTGGCGGAAAAGTCCAGTACATGGGATTAGGGTTGAGGAACACCCAATCACAGCGCGTTCCGGTCTTTCCAGAATCGTAGTTGCACATTTTCGATACCCTCACCACCAACCGGGGCTTGTCGGAGTCGATAAAAGCGGAGTAGTCTTTTAATCGGTGTTCAGATTCCTGGGCATTTCCTACCAATACAATCATGCCAATTCATCAGGGGTTGCGCTTTTTGTATATACCCGATACGGGTTCGACCGTTTGCAGAAGGCTGACTGTTTTTCCGCATCAGGCCGCCGCATTTGCAGATAAAAGGAATAATCGTCTTCCGTGTCGATTTGAAATGACCAGGGCAGGGTCTGGTAAAACACGGCCACTTTATCACCGGGGCCGGACAGAAGCCCTGGATGCATGACCGTTCGGGGGGGGCAGCGTTTCAGAGTATCATAGCGCAGCAGGATAAGCGCCCCGTCATAGTGGTCGTACCAGTGCCGGGCGGACTGGCTTTCATCCTGCCCAAAAAGAGAGCCATTCAAGATACCGCAAATTTTCAGGTGTTCTCCCGTAAAAGCCACCTGAATATTGGTATCGGATGACATCAAGGCGTGCATGTCCCGAAGCAGTCCGGGCCGTCTTACCGGGGAAGTTGCCTGGACTACGCAAAGCAGGTCAGAATCCCCGGCGTTAATCTGCACGGCAACCTGACTGATGTGGCCCTGCATATATGGGGATTCCGGGTCGGGATGCCATAAAACAGTGCGTTCATATCCGCGCCGGGAAATATCATGCAACAATTCCGGACTGTCACAGGAAATAACTGGTTCCCATCCCTCGCCCCTGACGTACCTGGCCGACACTTCCCACAGCGGAATCAGGTCTCCGGAAAGATACGGGTTGCAGGTTCTGAAATTTTTTCCTGGGCAGCGCATGGAGCGTGCTTTCAAAGGAATAATACAGTGCATTCGGCACTTATCGGGGGGGGGGAGGAATCTGCATCAGGCACAAAGAATAAAAAGAAAAATTGGAGGCGGAAAAATACCCTTCCTTCTTTCCCCACAGCGGAAAAACTGCAGCCATCCTGGAAAAAAGGAAGGGCATCCCCTTTTTTGTTGTTCCCGTTTGCCGCAGGGGAAGGGGAGAGCTCATTACGTCTCCCACACATACACCCTGCGAAAGCATGCCCTTATCGCCTCAATCCACGCCTTTGAAGCGCGTCGCGCATGCAGGGAGCATCCTGCCAAATCCGGGGTAGCTTGTCAACTGCGTACAATTTCGACGATACTCCCGGACACGGAAGCCGCGTCTCCGGCAAGAGGTGTCGCGGAGCCGTCAAACATGACGCTTGACGTTTCCGGGGATGATTCCGACGCGCTGGCCGCCGCCCCTTCTTCCGGGGCTGACGCGTCACGCACCTCAATGTGGTCCGTGGGAGCGACAAATTGCGCCTGGCCAGTGATGGGAAGGCCCCCCAGCAAATCAAACTCTTCGTCGTCAATGACGGCAATCACCTGGACGGAAGATACTGTGGTGATGCAGTACCGGCGCCCCGGTATGGTGGCAATAGGAGTGTTCAAGGCAATCATAACGCCGCCGTTATACCCAGAAGGGGGAAAGAAAACAAGCCCCCGGTTTCCTGCGGTACGCATGACAGGCAATCCGATACGCGGGTGGGATGCAGGAAGGGGCCGGGGGCTTGTCTTTTCTGGATAGCAGCTATTATTGGTTGTTGTCGGGTTCCCGTTGGGCGGGTAACAATCGCAATATCCTATTAAGGGGCCGGAATTGCAAGCAATTTTTTTCGGCTCCTGCCGCGTTTTCTTCTGTCACCTCGCACAATATCCGGTTTCCGATACTCCGGACGAATGATTTTCGGCACACAATTATTCCATGTAATAGCATGGTGGATTCTTCGGTAATGTTCGCCCATTGTCCGGATTTTCACCGCAGACGGCATATGCATGACACTGTAAAACGATTTCACGTAGGTTCCGTTTTCCTGGTAGGCTTCCGTCATCCCTCCCGTCGTCTGCTGGGTGCTGGCCTGGTTAAGTGCCAGTTCCGTAATCGAGAACATGACCACTCCCCGGTTTCCGTGGGTGATGTAGGTGTTCACGTCTTCATTAAACCGGCCCATGAAAGAAAAGGGGCGTTCCGTGTCACAGATAAAACTGTTCATGGCTTTTCGCCGGATGCTGAAAAGGCTGTTGGAGTTGGCCCCTCCCAGCAGGTCGCCGCCTTGAAGCCACGCTATGGTGGCAAGGGCCGGTGTACGGGTGAAGTAATCGAGGCGGATGTCAAGAATTGTGTCCAGACAGGTACAGCGCCGGCAAGTATAGCGGCGGTTACTGTCCAATACGAAACGGAAATAGTCGTAATCGTCGTCCAGCACCATGAAATACCGGAATCCCAAGCGGCGGGCAATGTCAAAGCTCGCATTGCGTACGTACACGGTACTTTTGCGCCCAAGACGGCCTGTAAAATTATCCGCTATGTCCAGCCTGGATGCCTCAAGGGGTTTATCAAAAACAACAACGTGGTCACTCCCGTAGCAATTAAGGTAGTCTCCGGCCTGTGAATCCTCATTGTCGATGACGATGTACCAGGGGCCGCTGTAGCCAAAACGCTCAAGCGCGTTCAGGGTTTTCACCCTCCCGGCCCGTCCATGGGAAATAATCAGGACGCAGAAATCAGAGTGCCGCATCATGATTCGCCGCCTCCTTCCTGTTCTTCCTCTTCCGGGTATTCTCGGTCATATTCATCGGCCAGGGCACGTGCCATTTGCACATATCCAAGTTCAATGGCGCGGTCATAATCAATAATGACCAGACAGGAGTTTTCCATGAGCCGCTGCACAGGAGGGACCGCATGGGCGTAAAACTCGGCTATCCTGTCGAAATGCAGGACATAGTGCCGCATGGCGGCAATACGCAAAAAGTCACGCACGGCATCCGGAAGCCCTGGGGTCCGGTCAATCTCTTCCAGCAGGGATTCCGCTCTGGTGCGGTCAACCAGCTCTTCGGTTTTTGGACAATCCCCGGTAATTTCATAAACCGGAGTAATGATGCGTCCTGTATAGATATTCCGGTCATCCCTCGCAGTATCATCCTGCATTTCTGCGGCACTGCCCACATCCGCCGGCGAGCTTCCCGCCCGCTCTGAATCGGAGAAAAAACCGAAGTCATCAAGATTAAATTCGGCATCCAGCTCCCCTATCTCAATTTCAAGTTTGGAAAAATCCCAGCTTGAAAACTCCGACACCTTGTTATCAACAAGGCGGAACGCCTGAATCTGCTTTGGGGTCAAATCCGAAGCGACAATGCAAGGCACATGGCTCATGCCCAATTCCAGGGCCGCCTTGTACCTCGTGTGACCGCAGACAATGCTTCCGGCTTCATCGACGATAATCGGAACCTTGAAGCCGAACTCCTGAATTGAGTTTTTGACGTAGGGAACCGCGCTGTCGTTGTAGCGGGGGTTATTTTCGTAGGGGTGAATTGATTCCACGGGCTTCATGACGACGCGCAAGGTCGCAGAAACGCTGTCCGGCACGGTTGCCGGTAAGGTTTGAACTGTCATTTCTATCTTTTTGTTTATGGTTACGGTTTGCCGTTCCCTTCCTGACGAGGGGGGGGCAATCCGGCGAAGGCAACAGAAAAAGGAAATGCGGAGATTGCGCCTGATGGTGAAAGCCATTTATTTCAGACGCGGGAAATGATGCGTTCCCGTCCTCGCGCATCCGACCGTTCGCGGATTGCCTGGGGGACAAGCTGAAAAACAGGGCGGGGAGGGCCACGGAGCGTAAAAAGCATGGAAAGGCTGTGGAACTTCATGGGCTGGTATTGTTTGTGCCGGAAAAGTGAAAAGTAAAGGAAAAAAGCTTTTGGGCGCGGTCTCTGAAATTTGCAATCATTGCAAATTTTATTGACGGCCTATCCGACCAGAATGCGGGCGGAGAGAAACAGAAGCTCGTAAAGAATGGATACGCTGTCCACCTGGTCATCGTGGTCCCCGTCCGGGAATACTTCCACCTCTTCCAGAAACGACCGCACCCAGGGAGCCTGTACCAGATACACTTTTTTTGCCTCCACCAGAGCCAGCCAGTTTTGCGCCCGCACCAGTTTTCCCCCTCCTTTGACCGGGGGATTTTTGAGCCGCACGCTGATTTTTCCCAGGAGCATTTGCCGGAGCTGCTGGTAATATCCTACCATGCCCCCCACACCTTCCACGCCCAGCTGATTGGCCCCGTACATGTCTTTCCACGCCAGGGCGCGGGCTTCAATGGCCGGAAGCAGTTTTGGAATCTGCATTTGCCTGCGGAACTGGTCGAAAATATACAGGCGGCCGTCCTTTGTCCGCGCCCCGCACGCGCCCACGGTCCAGTCGGATGCCGTTTTGTCGGTTGCGGCCAAGTCCCAGCCGGAGCCTATGGCCGTCAGCTCGCTCCACGGCACTTCCTCCGGGGAAATGAGGTTAAAATCGTCCGCGTTGACCTGCCCACCCTTGGACGTGACCGGCTCCTGCTGGTACTGGGATTTCCACTCCGTCGTGGTCATGGCCCCACGGATGGATGTTAAAAACTCCAAGTCACGCTCTTCCGGAAACGCCACTTCCCCAGCCTTCCGCCCCAGGGGGTCGGTAGCCGGGTCTTCGCAGATAGCGGGAATCTTGATGACTTCAAATTTCATGGCGGTATTGCCAAGCATTTCAAGCCGTTTATTGTATTCCCGCCCGGTGAGATGTCCAATGAGGTCTTCCGGATGCCACCGGGTCCCAATGACAAACACCCGCCAATGGGGCGAAAGGCGGGAAAAGCAGTCTGCAACCGCCCACTGCACAACGCGGTTGCGGATAGTGGGGGATTCGGCTTCGGCACGCCCGGCATGGGGGTCGTCAATAATGAGAATGTCCACCCGCCTCCCGGTCAGCTTGGAGCCTGCCGGCTTAGCATAAATAATAGCGTCATTGGTGAACCGTTTATAGTCCCAGCGGTCATCCTTCGGCTTCACTTTCACACCGGGAAAAATCACCTGGTACACAGGCAAATCCATAATGGATGTGACCTGCCGGAGCATCTGACCCATCAATTCAGCGGAAAAGCCGGTCAGGGCAACGCACAATCTGGGATAAGACCCAACCAGCCACGCGACATACCGCACAATCAGGGAGGACTTCCCGTGCTGGGGTGGTACGGAAATAGTGTAATTCCTCGGCACGTCCTTCCGGGTGACGGTATCGTTGAGCTTGCCCGCAATAAACAGGTGCATTCGGGACAGGATGTAGCCGGATTCGTCGTCGGAAATGGCAAGCAAAAATGCAATAAAATCAGTACGGGCTTTTAACAGCAGCCGGGGAATCAGCATGGCGGTTTCATTTAACCGGCTCTGACTGGCGGCATTTTCTGCGTCGGTGTCCTGGTGCATGGAAAAAGGAAAAAATGAAAAACGGAAAACAGGAAAAAAGAGGCTCTTACGCCCGCCCTGCCATTACAGGGATTTACGCCTCTCCGAAGGCTTCCTCCCCATTTTTCTGAGGTCCGGGGCCTTGTCCGGTATTTCGTTCGGGGCGACAAGAATCTGCCGCAGCGCTTCCGGGGCGTAGTCGGCAAGCATTTTCAGGGTATGTTCCATGCGGCTCACAGTGAACCCGGTCTTTTCCTTCATGTCTTCTTCCGACGTGAATGAACATCCGACCGTTCCGGAGTGTTCGACGGCAATCTTCAATGCCGCGCTCTGCTCAGCGGCAATCCGGCGCTGGTCCAGATACCGGAGCATCTGACCGTCACCGGCAAGGGCGCTCTTATACATTTTCGCCTGCAAATGCTCAGCGCAGAATTCCTTGATTTCCTCCGCCCGGCGGCGGTAGTCCATATCCGTGCTGAACCACTGGTTATGCTTGGTAACGGAAATCCGGCATTTTTTCGCGGCAATGTGCGGCAGGGCGAACGAATCCCTGTAAGCAGTTAAAAAAGCTTCCTGTTCTTCCTTCTTTTTCTGCGCCTGTGCCGCCCGCTGAACTTCCAGGGCTTTTTGCCGGACGCTGTCGTCAGAAACAATACGGCCGATAATCCTGTTGGACGGAGGGGCCGGCAAATCACCCGGCACGGGAATGGGCCTGTGTCTTTTCCTGGCTCGGTGCGGGGCGGGTCTGGCGGGTGTATTGGGCTTTTCTTCCTGCATGGCGGGGGTATCTGTCTTTCCATCCCCCCTTGCGGCTTGCGGCAATACCAACGCAGATTCCAAGCCTGAAAAAAGGAAAGAGAGAACGCCTGTTCCCCTTTCCCTTTTTCTGCCGGGGGAAACGGCCCCAGCTTATAGTTTACAGGCTGAAAAATCAAGCCCGCTTGTTATGGAATTTGCCATTTCCAGTCGGCTTCCAGGCATCGTCGGTTGTTTCTCCATGCACGGCATACGGGGAACGAAGGCAATTATTACATGGCGGCTGGTAATGCAATAAATCGACATACGCACAATTAACACATGACCGTTCAGCGCTGGGTATGCCAAATAACCGGCATGAGCGGCGTGCTCTTCGGGTCAGAATAATGTAAGACCTGACCCCGGCATATACCAGGCACTCTTCTCGCCCCGCTGATGCCAGCTCACCGTATTGCCTCCCGTATTCACACTCAGCATAATTGCGGGCCTCTTTAATTTTTAATTTCAGGCAGGCTTTATAAAATCCGTACCAATAAAAGGCTGTTTGTTCAGTAGTCTTTTTCATTTCTTTCTTTTTTCATTTTTGCCAGCGTCCTGCCTGCCGATTAAATAAGACAAGTACGCTATGGTAAATATGAGAGCCATGCCCAGCATATTGGAGATTGCATCAATCATTTTATTCTTCCTTCCCGGTTTCCGGCTCCCAGAAATCCCCATATTCTTCTTTACCCTCCCTGTCCGAACAGTCGAATAAGCCGCCTTTAACATTACGGAAGCACAAATCACATGGAGGGTCACATGAACGCGTTTTCCGGTGCAGGCAGTTTACGCACCGCCTTTTGCGGTATGGAATTGCCCAGCCCAGACATATCTCCTGTTTTTTCTCGGCTAGTTTTTTGCCCTCTTTTAAAGAAAACTCCTTATTAAACGTTATAGGCGGCATACCCCCTTTAGGGGAGGCAAGGTTAATCTCGATTTCCGTATCTTCGACAACTCCTTGTACTTTCCCATACTCAAAAAAGGCTCTTTGTTCAGGTGTCATTTTCATTAGTTTTTGTTCTCCTTTCTAGGTTCCCAATTTACAGGTTCCAGCCGCCGGCAACATTCTCTGCAGGGGCCATCCGAGACGGATGTGCAGTAATATCGACAGTCATCACAATAGCGTTTGTTCATGGGCGTGAATGCCCATGTCCGGCATGCGGTACGCATTTTGCGGACATAGCGGACTTTATCGCATAAACCCAAAGCATGGGATATACTCTCCCTTTCCAACTTCGTAAGCTTGCAATATGGCTTCCCAAAAGTAAAAAAGGATTCTTTTTTTATCTCCTTGATTGTCTGATGAAGGGCTTCTTGCGCCCTTCCATATTCTTTATATGTTTCTTGCTCAGGTGTCATTTTATTTATTCCATTTTATAGGTTCCCAGCCGGAAAAGTTAGTCATCATGCAAATCTTGCAAACTTCCGGAATCGGATTAACTACGCTATTAGCGCAATTCTCACAATTACGATTCGCCAGAGGGACTGCCACCCAGTCCCTGCACGCGGCACGCTTCCGCCAGACATCCCGGATTAAAATATCAATATTATTATAATCCCGCGCCTGATGCCGGGATAAATACCGGCGCATTTCTTTCGCTAATTGCTTTTTAGCTATCTCAAGAGCTTTCTTTGCTTTTCCGTATTCGATAAATACTTTCTGTTCAGGCGTCAGTTTCATTTTCTTCTTTTCTCTGTTTTAAAATTATAAGCTGTGCAAGGTCAAACAGCACTATGTGCCACCTTCCCGTCAATGATAGCCTTTAATTCACCAAATGCTCGCCTGCGGGTATGATTCCTTGTCGTGCAAATAAGGTGCTGCGCCCACCGGGCATGCCGTTTCGTGGGGTACTCCATGCGAAATCGGGCGATAATCCCTTTGTGGTGCACAATCGCGGCCTGCACTTCGTATTTCCCATTGTCAATTTTTTTCATGGGGCAAACCTGCTGGACGATGATGTGAGGGTTCCGTTTCATTATTCTTCCCATTCTCCCCCTTCCTCTTCTTCAAGTTCCCAGGGCCATTTTTCGATGCTGTCCGGGGATACGATTCCTTCATCGGTTTCAAATAAGGTCGTATTAGTTACGGCTCGTATTTTTACGCTTTTGGCCTCTTCCCCGAACCGCATGAGGACGGTGTCCCCTTCCCGCACCCGCATGGTGGGAGGAATTTTCGCCATGAATTCTTTCGCGGAATCTATCGCCTGTTCCTCCGTTGCACTTGTAAGATAAGTTGCCCAGCCGCAATGACGGCATCCAACGCGGTAGCATCCGGTGTGATAATCCACCACAGAAGGTACCCAGTTTGTGGTCAGCTTTTGTCCGCACATCCAGCATTTAGGAGTTTTCATTACCATTACGCGTCCTGGGTTTCTTCATCCGGTTCGTATTCTCCGCAGATTTCCTCATCTTCGTCCACTTCGGTAAGGTATCGAAAGCTTCGCGAATTCCAGCAACAGCCGTCTTCCTGGTCTCTCCAACTGCAATCACGGCACATTTTATACATGTTTCAGTTCCTTTCGTTTTTTTTGTTTGGTATATCTTTTTGCTTGGTTAATTAAAAATAGGGGGGGGAAAGGCACGATTACTCGTGCCGAACTGCCCATCCAGTCATGGAAAAGATGCCTTTCTCATCCGTCCTCACCAGCTTCCATGTGCGGCCTCCGTCAATGCTTTCCCAGATGCGGATTTCTCCCTCGCCGCCAAGTTCATCTTCCACATACTTACGCCCCGCCCGGACAGCTCCAAGCAAAGTGCGGGCTTCTACAACTCCATTGAGGTAGCTGTAAGGGTTGCAAGCAGTCCATTTGTACATTGTCGTTTTGGTTTTGGTTTTAGCATTCATGGTATCAGTAATTTAGGTTTTTTGTTTTTTTCTCTCAGGGATTCCCTCCCTTTGATGAATGTAATTTATCATTCTTTTTTAGAAATTGCAAGAGAAAAAAATCTTTTTTGAGAAAAAAATTTGCAATCGTTGCAAATTGGAAAAGGAAATCGGGGGAGGAATAAAAAAGCTCCGGGGAAGATTATTTCCCCGGAGTTCCCTTGCGGCTATTTATGATTCACTTTTTCCCGCGTCCCGTCGGCTAAAGTATTCCCCTAAAGACTGATAAAACCGGCGCATAGAACGCTCATCACAGTAAAAATGCAGTTCCGGGCCTCCATTGTTTCCTTTTACCTGGACGCAATCACTTACTCTTCCCGGCACGGAAATAATCATGGAACGGTCCGTCGGGTCATGTACAGGGACAAGACGCGCTTCACTCCATCTTGGGCCATCGTTCTCCGGGTCTTTTTGTATCGGCAAAGTCAGCCCTCCGGCTTTGGGGTCCGCATCCGGGTCAGTCCATAGGTAGGTCAGCCTTTCCGGAAAATGGTCAGTACCATAAACGAGGGCGCCAAGCCGGTTGTATTCAAACCCTTCCACAGATAGATAGATGCTATTTTTCCGCCCAGATTCCTTCGGAACGGACAGGTGCGCGGTAATGGCGGGAAACTGTTTTTCCGGCATCAGGGAATAAACGGCATCCATCCACGTGTATAGGGACGCACTTGATACGTGGACAATCGGGCACACCGGAATATTGACTGCGGCCCAAACTGCCTGTGTACCCGCATCCAGACAATAAAAACTTTGCCCGGCTTTTTTCAGCACCGGCATATGCTCAATGCGGAATTGCCGTGTGACGTAATCGGCTTCCCCGGATTTTTCCAGCAGCTGTTTAAACTCGCCCCAGCTGGATTCCGCCAGCCGGCGAATGGAAGCTTCCACCATTTCCGTTTTGTCCAGGTCTCCTGTCCACAATGTCGAATTAAAATGAATGCCTTCATCCATTCTTTCCGCCTCGTCCACCAGGGACAAGTCTATCCAGACCAGAATACGACCGTTTGTAGCGTAAGCGATATTGTTATGCACTACCGGAGAAAAGTAGCCCGGATTCCAGGTAGCTTTCAGCCCTGCTATGGAAGAAAGCGCCTGGAACATCGTTTTTCGCTTTGGTTTGTAAGCTGGAAGTTTATCGTAAATAAACCCGTGTTTAAGATATTCCTGATATTCGCCTGTAAGGGAAGAGGTGTGGGAAACGCTGGAAGAATGCTTAGGGATTTTCGTGTAGAACTTCATAAAATTAAATTATTGTAATTGATAAAAAAGTTTTTGAATTTGCAATCATTGCAAAAAATCAGGATGTTCAGGAACGTAGATATACGCGCAATATACGGAAACATATTCCCCGCAGAACTTTAATTTCTGCGTGCTGAAATAAGACGGAAGCAGCTGGGGATGATGAGGAAAAAAGCCTACCACACCAAACAGGTCGGTCAGCTCCGTCAGGTCATGGGAGCCGGATTCATCCACCAGACATGCGGAAAATATCCGGGGCGTGTCGCAAGTCGCATACACTTTGGAGCAGGGAATGGGTTCCAGGTGGCAGGCATCCCCCAGGTACAATATCGGCTCGTCGAATCCGGTACGTCTGGAATGCGCGTCCATTAACCGCGCGAGTTCGACAATCTGCTTGCCGGAAGCTTTTAAACAATAATTATTGCTCATCGTGTTTTATTATATTTCAGGTTTTTATTCTCAGGGTTTTTCTCTCCCCTCGATGAATGTACTTTAGTATTATTTTTCAGAAATTGCAAGATAAAAAGCACAAAAAATAATTTTTTTAACTACATGAAACTATCCAGTAATAAATAATACCCGCATTTAATCAGCGCAATGCCCGCCAGCCAGTTAAGGATTGCTCCAACCGGCATCCGGTGTCTAATGCAGGAAAAGGTGCAAAGCAACATTTGAGCGCCTAGAACTGTCACGGCCCCGGAAGCTAAAAACTGCAGAAACATCAGTCGGTAGCCAGCCCGCGCTAGCGTCTTGAGATTTTTACCTCGGAAGGCTCATACCGGTACACTATTTCGGCAAAACGCTTTTCCGCGTCTTCCATCGTGCCGAGTGTCCAGCCCAGAGTTCCCCAGGAATTGGTTCCGGGAAGGTACTCGTCGCCGACCTGATGAAATTCCGTGGGGGACTTGACCGTTTGGACGCGCATGACCTCATACGATATGATATTCCCATATTTGGATTTCTGCTCGTACAAGACTACGTTCCCCTGCCTTCGGATTAGGCGGTAGTCAAATCCCCATTTCCGGAACACCGGTTTAATTTTTCTTGGTGATGCAATTTTCGGCTCGTCTTCCATATTTATATTTTTGTTAAAAAAAACTGTCATTTAGCCGCGGAATTTACGCGGAACCCGGTGTACTATTACTTCCGGAGACTTGGGAGGATTGCTTGACTTTTTCCGCAGTTCCAGCAGCTGCTGCGCGGCGCGGTGAAAAGCAATCGCGCTCTGTGCAAGCTCAGCACTGGATAGCCGGTAGTCTTCCGCAATTTTATTGATAGATTCCGATAAACTGCGCCAGTACCCGTCCCTGTCCCGCTGCGGCTCCATAGTTGCTGTCAGATTTTATTCCCGGAGGGGGATTGTTCCCCCTCCGCAATGCAAGAATCAACGCAGGGTAAAAGTGAACTCGTACCCGCTGGAATAGCGGTCAATATCCACGGATTCCACCTCCATGCAGGTCATGTCCTGCACGAGCTGCTTCAAATGGCGGAGGGCCTTATCACAGCTGGAATCGTCTTTGATGTCACTGGGGTCTGCCTTTATCATTACGGAATGCTGAGAAATAAGGGAAGCGTTACGCACCTTACTGGGGCGGCAATACTTCTGAAAGTACTTATTGATTTCTGAAACTCCGTCTTGCAATGTAATTCCGGTCATCTTATTCTAACAGGTTTTTAGGTTTTTTATTTTTAAGGTTTTTTCTCCCTTTGATGAATATAAATTAGCATTCTTTTTGACAAATTGCAAGAGAAAAATCAGAATTGCCGGGAAAAATTTGCAATGATTGCAAATCAGCTTTTCCGGTCAACCACCCACGGAGTCCGTCTCACATTCTTAAAATACTGGGCATCCTGCGGGCAATCCACGCCGTCAAACGCCTCTTTGTAAAAAAGCGCCAAATCGGTGTCCATCGTCAGACAAGCCTGCTCAACACGGAAATTCAGGTTGGCGTTAGCGCTGGCCTCCACAACAAAGTCGCCTTCCCCGTTATCTCGGTCAATCCCGGCAATGACTTTCGCGTGGACATTTGCCAGACCGCAAAAACAATGCGGAAATCTCTGATGCAGGGCAACCAGCGCATCATATTCCCGCGTCCGGATAGTCCGGTTGCGGAAGATACTTCCGGCATACACATCCAGGCGGCCAATCACTCCTTTTTCCAGATACTCGTGCAGGTTGCGAATTTCCATGTAGCCGAGGCTGAATGTCGAAAGCAAAATGTAGGCATAGGGGCGTTGTCGAAGCATGAAATGCAGGTAGGAAAACAAATCTACTTCCCCGCAGGATAAAATGTGGATGCTCTGTCCGGAACGCGGGTACCAGTCAATAATCTCTTCCAGCTTTCCCGCCGACATGGCCCGGCGCATGACAACATGGCGTTCATGGCGCGTCCAGGCGCGAGAATTGGCCTGGGCCATAATCTGATGCCGAATCTCCGGGTTCAGGCGTGCGACCGTTCCGGCGCCAGTCCCGGCAAGCTCATTAAGTTCCCCGTCATCCTCGTCCTCATCAGGTTCCTCCGGCGGGGCTTCCTCCTGTGATTCCGGGGTATCTGGGGCGCTGGAAGGTTCCTGGGGTTCGTCGAAAAAGCCGCCGGAATCGTCCCCGAAAAAACCGGAAAACTCGTCATCATTATCAGTTGCCATATGCCGGGAAGTCTATCAGGAAAATAAAGCCACCGTCAACCCGTCGTAATCGACATCCGGGTCGTAGCAGTAGCCCTCCAAAAACACTTTATGAATCAAGTCTTCCCGGCGCATCCGATGCCCCTTTTTCGCGGCCAGAAATAAAATCGTGCTCATGGAGCGGAACCACTTGGGGTCAACGTAGTCTTTGATGTACAACCAAAATTTCCGGTTGCAGTATATTGAGAACAAATCGTCATAAGCGGACAGGCGGCTAACTGCCCGCCTGTTGGGGCAGCGGTGCTCCATGCAAGTGCCGTCGAGGTGGTGGACTTTGTACAAAAACGCCCTTGAATCCCCCGGATACCCGGTTATCTCAAAATGGATAGCCTTGTGGGCCATTGAAGCTTCCCGGAATCGAAACAGATATTCATCCTGCGTATCGGGAAAAATTAAATCAGGATTCGGCACATATTTTTTTTTACGGAACAGCGGGATGGTCATAGTCGATAGAAATGGCGCGGCCACAAACGTGTGCGTCGGCCATTTTAATGCTCGGCAAATGTCTAGCAAGCTCCAAATGAAAATCCGAAGCGGTATCGCTGGAAAAAATAGACGCGCAATCCTTATCCTCGTGCATCACAACATACACTTTCCAGGGTTCCCGGAACGTCAGAAAACGGCTCCATTTAAACTCCCAATATAAAAATAAAAAATGCTTCCGCGTAAATTCTCCGTCAATTAAATAGTCGGAAAAGTAAACTACGCCCCGCTCCTGGATAATAAGCTGCCGTACCTGCTGCCGGAAGTATAAATCGTGCATTTTTTTCTTGGAGCAATGCCTCCGGAACAAGGATATTTTCAACCGGGAAATCCAGACGTCGGAACATTCCACCGCAGAAATAACGGCAATCAGCATCCAATATATGGTCTGCCCTTCCGTCACCCAGCCCTCCCACAAGTCCGGGAAGAAAAACCAGTAAAGAGGCAGGACGACCAGAAGCGCCAGACTCGCTATTGCAAGCCGGCAGAATAGCCGGTTTAGAATAACGCAATGGGCGGGAAACGGGTAAAACCAGCTTACCCAGGAATGTTTTTTCGGTGCTGTATTCATCTTTTTCTTTTTTAATGTTTAAGTAAACTTAACGGGTTTCAGGTTCCCCGGCGGGGCTTCCTCCCCATCCGGTGAGATGGGGCGTGATTCGGTCATTCTGGATGTCATCATAAAAGCCCAGGAGGATATTCATATTATGCAAATTCACCGCCGCATCAATCTGACGGTACAGATTATTTATCGCGGCGGACGTGATGGCGATGCAAAGCTCATAATTGATATTAGGGCTTGACCGCGGTGTCTTCCCGTCCGGGCCGTTATTACGGTGAAATTCTTTCGAGGTGGACCGTTCCAGCAGGTCTATCCGAATTTGAGCCAATACGTTGCAGGCCGCCAGACCTTCGTCATATGGATTTTTTACGGAGTTATATTTTCCGCGCAAACGCGCAATGTGCTTGCAAAGTTCCTCGCACCAGACAATGGCGGTTTCCGTTTCCGCTTTCCGCGACGAATCCGGGGATTCCCGGAGGGATTTTATATCGTCAGCCAGGGAATCCAGGATAAAATCAATGGAATTATAGGCCGCCCCCCGGCTAATCATGTCGGTAATAAACGTGCGGATTTCTTCCCGCATTTCCGGATTGAATACTCTTTTCTTAGCTTTCATTTTTTTTGTTAGGTTTTTTATTAGTCTCTACGCCGGGGGAATGCCGGAATATTTTGTCCATCAGGGCAAAGCTTCTGCACTGCGTCTATAATTTTTTTGACCTTGAGCTGGCGTTTTCTTTCCGCCTCTCCAATCAGCCAAAACACATTGACCCAGCGCCCCCACTCTTTCCCGGACAGCGTATCCCCGTGGATAACTGTTGCCGGGATGCCCCACATGGTCAAGTTGATGAAGCACATCCAGCAGGCCCGGATGTCAATATCGGTGCAAGTCACACGCATCTTGGAGCGATACTCGGAAAGTATTTCCGCTACAGCAAGCATATTACGCCCGGAACCGCAAGCGGGTTCGTTCATCTGTATCACTTCCCCAAGTTTCAGTTTTTCCGCGAGCTGTTTCGATACGGTGATTTTAGCCATAAGACGGCAGACCGGCATTGGGGTATAAAATTGACCGTTTGCCGTCCGGGTCATCCGGCTGTTCAACATTTCATGGTAATCTCCCAGCAGGTCTTCATAGGGCTTCCGCTCCATGTCGTCTCCAAGAAGCCTGATGCAGTCCAGAAACCCGCGCTGGATAGCCTCATAGCCTTCCCTTCCCGCGCCCATTTTTCCGGTAACGGAAGAATTCAGGGGCGTTCCGGACATGGCGGAAAAAGCAAATTCCAACCACAAGAAAAACCGTTCGGAGGGGCCTATGTATTCCAGCGGCAATTTTTCCAGCACGGAGTAAAAGCCCGGTTTTACCAGACTGCCCTCAACGGGCCGGGAATCAGGAGAACAGACGGAGGCCATAGTAAAGCATATGGGTGATGACGGGAACACCCGTGCATTTCCGGCTGATGCCGTCCAAATGCCGGATGCTGTCTTCCAGATTTTTTCGGACGCTGGCGCCGCTTCCTCTTCCCGCGTTTAGTTCCAACTCCTGGCGGATTACCGGGGGGATGTGGTAATAAAGCCCGGAGCCATTATATACAATGGGAGCCTCTTTGGCCACAAGGGCAATGATGCGGTCAAAACCCGCGAATTCCCGCCCGGAAAACAGCTCGTCCAGCATAATCTGGATAAACATCAGCCTTCGGTTTCCGGCGGAAATGAACACATGCAACGCCGTGTAGCCTAGCGCCGATTCCAGCCAGTTCCGGTCATGAAGCCCCAGAGGCTCGTCGGAAGCAATGCACACAGCATGTACGAGCTGAATCAGGCTGTTCCAGCGTTTGGCGCCCATATTCCGCACTTTCCGCACTATGGGGGCATTCTGGGGCGAATCAACCAGCCTGCCCAGATAGCGCAGCTGGGAACGGTACGCCTCTTCTGAAAGGCGGTCAGCGTCGTGCAGTAAATCAGTCATTTGAGATTGCATAGCGGGTTTCATAGTTAAAATATCAGGTGGTAAAGGGAATCCGCCGCGTTAAAAGCGGCCTGGACATATGCCGGGGGAGGATAAAGGGTTGAATTAAATTCCTGGTCGGTTGCCAGATAGTAGAACAAAAGCCAGTAGGCGCACACGGCCATGTACCCAATCACGGCAACGCCCATTGCTTCGGAAACGAAAGACAGAAAGAATTTCATACGCGTTTTATTGTTCGGTTACAAAGCCATTTTCGATGCAGAACCAGGTGGGAAGAGTAATGTAAGAATCCCCGGCCCATGTTCCGTCCTCTTTTTCTTCGATAGCCGCAATGAGGCTTTTCGGAAGCCAATGATATTCAGACCTGCTGCTGTAGTCGAGGTCAATGCGGATTGCCTTTTCGGTTTCCTTTCCAACAATTGCACGCACTTTGGAAAGCTTCCAGGTCGGTTTAATCTTGGAGCCTAACTTGATTTCAGTTTCGGTTACGGTATTCATTTTAGTCTAACAGGTTTTTTAGGTTTTTTGTTTTTCTCTCTCAGGGATTCCCTCCCTTTGATGAATGTAAGTTAGCATTATTTTTGATGAATTGCAAGAGAAAAAAATCTTTTTTGAGAAAAAAATTTGCAATGATTGCAAATGGAGAAAAAAAGGCCCCTAATCCGGGCATCACTCCGAATTAGGGGTCGAAAAGATAGAAGACAGCCAAACTAGTGTTTAACCTCCGGCATCTTAACTTGCCGTCAAACCGGTTCAAGAGTTTATTTTTCTTAAAGTCAACCGTTTACGAAAATAGCCGCAATATATAGTTATTTGTGCGCTAAAATTAAAAATACCACTACAAATTGACGCAAAAAAACTGCCCCCTTCCCAGCAACGAAAGGCCGGAAAAGGGGCAGAACCTAATTAGTACCACCGAAAATTTTTACTGCTGAAAAGTTTTTCTGGTTGCGGTGGAGGGGTCTTGCCCCTCCAAAGAGGGGCTTGAGGATTTTAGATATTCACGCGGGTTTCAAACTTAATGCCGTTTTCTTTATACCGATTTTCCCATTCCGTGTTCCGCATCTTGAGAAGGGTATCAATGGCGGCTTGTGCTTTTGATTTCAGGAAAAAACGACTCCCAGAACCAGCATTTGCGTTACTTCCGAGGATGCCGCTTTTTTTAGCCTTGACCCCTTCAAAATCATATTGGCGGTTTTTTATTCCGCAAAACTTTTCAGTAGGGAACCAGCCAGCAACCCGGATTTCCACCACTTCCTCATCTTGAGGAGCAACCCCGTACCATTTGCACTCCTGGTCGGTGATAACTTTAGCCTGTACTTTCATTGTCCTGACGGGTTAGTTGTTGCGGGAATCAAACACAATGGAACGGCCTTCGGAAGTGATTTCCGTTACTTCAAACCACCCATTTTTTTCTTTCATGATGGAACCGAAATCTTTCGCAGATTCCAGAGACTTGCAGCGGCGCACATGGTCAAGGGAAATAAGGCTGCCAACAGCGGTTCCGAGGTGGTAAACTTCAACCAGATAGAATGTTTCTTTGTTATTCATAATCTTGTCTTTCAGGTTTTTAGGTTTTTTATTCTTGGGAGGTTTCCCTCCCTTTGATGAATGTAATTTATCATTCTTTTTTAGAAATTGCAAGAGAAAAAAGAATCTTTTTTGAGAAAAAAATTTGCAATCGTTGCAAATATTCAATCACGGTAATATGTCCAGACATTAAGCTTGCTGGCCCCGTATTTTTTCCAGTAGGAAAGGCAGCGCTTCCGGACGTTTTCCGCCTTGCGCTTCAAGGCGGCAATAATCAGCTCAAGGTCGGACACGGAAGTAAGGTGTGTGTTTTCCATGCCCCGGAAATCATTCATCCAGTTCATGAAAAATACGCATACCGCCGTATCTGGCCCGTTGACATAAGCGTTGCAGGAATAGAAGGCTTTTGTTCCGTCGAACTGCGGTGTATTGCCATTGGCAATAGCCTTTTCCAGCCGGTTAATGTCCCGCGCTATGGTTTCCAGATTGGCGGCCAAAAACGCCTCATAAGTTTTAGCGTCCGCTGCCAGGGAATCCGCGCGGCGTTCCGATTCTTCCGTCACATCGTAGCCAAAGCAGAAAGAGGTTTCCAGCTGGTGCTTTTCTATTTTATAAAGTTTTCCGTCAGACAATTTTACAATCTCAAAAGCACCGGATATGGTCCATTTAGCCGCCTTGGTTCCTTCCCCGCAAGTGAGAGCGGCGTAATATTCTTTCAGCTCTTTCTGGCTCATGGTTTCAATCGCATTCATTTTAGTCTAACAGGTTTTTTAGGTTTTTATTATCAGGGCTTTATCTCCCTTTGATGAATGCAATTTAGCATTATTTTTTAGAAATTGCAAGATAAAATTACACAATCAGCGAAAAAAATTTGCAATGATTGCAAATTGGAAAAAGGAAAAACCGGCAGCCGGTTATCTCCGAGACGACCGTTTGCGGCCAGGAACCAGCCGGGCGGCGGACAGGCAGGCATACTGGCTTTTTGTGATGCCGATTTTTCCCGCTGTACGGCCAAAAGCATTAGCCGCGTACCAGGCTTCCCCAAAGTGCGTCAGGCAAAACGCATCACAAATATTATCATCGGTGATTTTAACATGATACCGGGAAAGCGCTTCCACCATCATCACCTGTTTTTTACTGTTCCCACTTCCCGTGATGAACTTTTTCAGCGTAGCGGGCGGGACTATCAGCAGGTCAATTCCTGTCTCGTAAACTGCAGTTTTCAGCATAGCCCCGGCTTCGCCGAGGTCATGCGTGTGAGTTTTCGCCCCCATTGCATACCCCTCAATGACTGCCAATTCGGGAGAAAACGCCCGGTCTCTGTTGATGAATCCGAGAAGGAAGTCGCGGATAAAACACAGCCGCTCCATGTCCCTTAAATTTTTTGGGGCAATCAGCGTGGATTCCGGGGCGACCATAAGCCCGGTTTCCCGCAAATAAAGCCCGGTGGCAGTCAGGGACGGGTCAATGCCGAGGATGTTCATTTTTTCCGATAATCACGTAAGATTCGCATGACGGTTCCGCCCCAGTTGCTGGCATCAGCGCGGGCTGGGTCAGCCCCGCATTTGACGGTATAATCCTTATACGCTCTTCCTAATTTTTTGATTCCCGTCTTCGTCAAATTCCGACATATCGGGGCAAGGGCCTCAGGAACTCCGTACATCCGGCAAGTCCGGACTACGGCGGGGGATATTGGTTGCAAAAACATAAATCGTCTATCTATCTTTGATGTTTAATCATTATGCATAAAACAGACGGCGCATGCAATACAATTTCGGGACGTGAGGCAATCCGGTGACGTGCAGCACAACAGCCGGGGCGGGCAGGCGGGGGCGTATCCGCTCTGGACTGCGGTTGCCGTGCGTAAAACCGCTTCAGATACGTCTTCACAGGTTTTCTGCGGGACGGTGTAGCACTTCCACGGCATTTGCCGCGTAATGTAATCCTTGCATACATAAATAATCTGCGCACCCGGATACATGCGCTCCTGCCCCATCGACTCCCGTAGCATAAAGTAATACATGGAGACCTGGGCAACGTGGTCACGCTTCGGCTCTGATAATGCAAGCCAGTCGGATTTATTGATGGATTTAATCTCCACGACATTGACGTTCCGGTTTTCATCCAGATAAATAAAATCGGAATGCCCGAAAATCTTTAGCGGCGAATAGTACAGGTCGGCTTCGCCATAAATAGCGCAGTCGGTATCACAGATGTTGCAATGAATTTCCTGACCCTGCCCGACGTGCGACGTCTTTCCGCACGCACATGACCACTTTCCGAGGACTCTTGACCGGCCCATTCCGGCAATCAGCAAATCGCGGACGGTTTTTTCGCATGCCCGGCCCATGTCCCACACAATTTTCATCGCGGGGCTGACCCGGCTAATAGCCGTGAGGTGGTGATGCCTTGCGAGCCAAATCCGGCGGGGGCATAAATAATCGCCTATCAGACTTGATACGTGCAGGCAGTCCGCATGCACCCTTTCAGACTCGTGGAGCTGCCTGCTGGCCCGGTTTAAAATATCGGACAGCGATTCAAGTTCGACCGTTCCGGAAATCACCGAGGGGAGGTCAACCCTCCCCAATGATGATGACGGCCCCTGTGTCGGATGCGCCGCTTCCGATACGGTTATCCGGGGCTGGGAACGCTCCCAGCCAAGGCGGCGGAGTAATTGTTGCTTATCCATACTATTTTTCTCCGGTAACGAGTTGATTCAGGACGTATGCCGGAACAACGGCAACCCTCCCGTGAAATTGCCCGGCCAAGGGAAGAAACTCAATTTCAATGGCGGGAAGTTCCCCGGAAAGTTCCCCGGCTTCCGTGATTTTCCGCACCATGTCCCTGGTGACGGAAAACGATTTTTTTGAAGTCGCCTTACACTCCAAACGAAGAATGCCGGAAACACGCACATCACCTTTTTCCCGGAGAGAGCCGGATGCCGGAGTGGTACGCCCGCCAAGCCTTTTCGCGGCTTCCCGCTCCTGTACCGGGGCGTGGTTATAGGCCCGGCTCTGCGTCAAAACCCCTAAACGTTTTGGTTGTTTCATACCCCCCCCACCTCACATGTTGGCGATAATCTTCCGGAGGCTTTCCTCCGGCAGAATCTTATCTTTTCCGACTCCGAGCAGATACCCGTCAACCGGAACCGTTTGGCGGTTGGAATACGCCCGGTACAGAGCGACAAGGTTTGCCTTGAGCACAGCCGATTCTTCCGGGTGGTCCCTGAGCCACAACATCCATTGCGTCTTGGACATCTTTTCCTGAGAAACAAGCGGGCAAGACATGTTGGCCCCCGCGCCGGAAAGCAGCCCGTATTTCACGGCCAGCTGGACTACCTGCGGCTCTTCAATTACTTCCCCCTGTAAATAGGGGCGATTAACGCAGATGCGGGTGCTTTCCTTGGTTGCCGACGGGTTCATCACCGGGTAGCCCTGCGGAAGATGCGACATGAAAAATTCCCCGGCCCGGACAGGACCGCCGAACTTTGATTTTTCCACCGTGAAAGAAATCTGGGCCACTCCTTCCGCTTTTTCATCCAGGCTGGTGCTTTGGAGGATGGGCTTTGACCGGAACACGATTTTTCTCGTCGCCAGGTGGTTGATAAAATAACCTCCGGGGCTGGTCAGCGGATTCCCGAACATGACGCCGATTTTAGACCGGAACTGATTTAAAAGAATGACGGACACCAGATGCCCTTTTTCTTTTTCCGTTACAAGCGTCGAAGTGATTTTACTCGCCATCCGGCTCATGATTGTCGCCAATTCCGACACGCTGGCATCTTCCGCCGATTTGGTAAGCACCTGCATCCCGGAACAGGCAGGGATAGAATCCAGCACGACAAGCCCTACTTCCGGGACGCGTAATGCGGCTTCCAGCGCGTCAACGGCGGTAGGCCCGTCAAAGGGTTTGATGACTTCCAGGCGGTCGGTATCAATGCCCAAATCCTGGGAATATTTCTGGTCGTAGTTGTCTTCCGCATCCACAAGCACCGCCCATTTATCCGGGTATTTCCGGTGCAGCCCGGCAATGGTTTTCAGGGCGATAGTCGTTTTATGCGCGGACGGAAGCCCCAGGAACATCGTCACCTGGCCTTCCTGGATGCCGCCCAAAAAGGCGTAATCCAAGTGGAAGATTCCCGTGGGAATCATCCAGTCATCCACGCCGATGCGGCTGCCGTCCATAGCCCGCCCACGCCCGCCTTTCACAAGGTCGGCACGTAGTTCGGCCAGCCCCGCCGGGGCGGATGCTTTTTGCGACCTCGACCGTTTTGGCGATTCCCCGGCCATCAGCAACGCCCCCTCCCTTCTTCCGGAAGAAAGTCTTTAAAACGGTCGGCTTCTTCGTATAAAAACGTTTCCGCCATATTTCCGGCGGCCTGCGCCGCAGCCTGAATGGATTCATCGTCCGGAAACGCCGGAAGGGTGACTGTGGCCATAATTTTCACGGATGAATACATTTGCCGCCCCGGAAGCGTCAGAGACGCGCCGACAGCCACATACGCCGGATTATTTGACGGGCGGTTGTCATTGTACAACGGATTCAGCGGCATGGAATGCGCGCCGCCTGTTACCGGAACACGGTTCTGCGTGACGGCGGTTTCTACGATAGCGGAACCTCCCTGCGGGGGCAACGCTCTGGAACGATTGGATGTTTCTTGACTCATGGTTTATTTCTGTTTCTGGTTTTTGCGAAAAAAAATTTGCAATGATTGCAAATTGGAAAAGAGTTAGCTTGTTTTCGTCAATCCGACATACTCGCGGTTGGCGTCGATAAATTGAATTAAATCTTTTTTCCGGTAGGCTATCTGTTCCAGACGGGGGACAACTCGACCGTTCCGGACCACGGAAATGTGCACTTCCTCCACGGTGAATTTCCTGTGTGCCCTCCACCGTACCAGGGTTGGGTACGACCGGCTGATTAACTCCAAAAATCTTTTTCTTGTTATCAGCTCTTCTCCGGCAACGACAATGGGCGGTTCATTCATCACCGCACGCAGGTACTTCCCTCCCCGGACGACTGCCTGCGCCAGCATGATGCGTTTCTTCCGCTCATTTGCTTTCCGGTTTTGCAATCGTACCGATTCCCGGTAGTCGGAATCCACATGATACCGCGCCCGGTTTTTGACTTTGTAGGTCAGCGTTTTGTGGTAGCGGTTTTTCGCTATCTGCATTTCACGCTTTGTCTCGTATTTTTTTTTGCGGCCAGGAATCCGGGCAGAATCATTCCCGGCTCCGGCCTCAACAGCAGTTTTGTTAGTGTCACTTAATGTCATAAAGTTTTAATCGGTCTTATTTCTACGCTGCCCTTCGACAGCAGTTCCCGTTCCCGGCTGCGGTACAGGGCCTGGAATTTCCGGCTGGAATCGACAACCGTAAACCAGACCGGAGTCGGCTTATTCGGGAACGGCCTTCTGATACGCCCCACAGTCTGCACGGCCTCACTCTTCGGGCTGATGTCGATTCCCATGTCAAGCCGGGGAATATCAATGCCGAGTTTCATCATTGCGTAGGTCGCCAGAATCACCCGGTATTTAGGATTTTTGACCACATCATCCAATTTTTGTTTTTTGGTCAACTTTTTTTTTCCGGATGCGTCCTTGTCGCCCTTTACCGCCCCGGAAAACATGCCTATGTGTTCGGACGGAATGCCGAGATGAACTAAAATGCCCTGCATGGCCTCCAAATGGGAAATGCGGTCGGAAATCAGCAGTATATTACGGTTTTTTTTATATCCGGCAAGCGCCAGCCTCCCGATTTTAATATTACGCGGCAGGTCAGCGGTCAACGCCTTTAGCACCCTGGACATCTCTTTACCCTGGGCACGGTCAGCCCAGGCCCGCAGTTTAGCCGGGAGGCGGTAACTCAACGGGGCATAAATCAGCGGAACCGCGTTCCCGCTATGCCTTACGGCAACGGGGCCGAATGCGTCCGTAACAATCCGCATGCACCCATCGGAACGGTTTGGGGTGGCGGTAATGGCAATCCGGTATTTTGAACGCAGGTGCTGCGTGGACAGGCTAAACCATTCCGCACCCACAACGTGGGCTTCATCCCATACCGTAATTCCGAACGCCCGGTAAAACGCATCCGGCATGGAGGCCATGCAAATATTGTGAATGATAGCCACCACCACCGGCTTGTCCTTCCAGACGGATTTGCCCCCACCAATCACGCCGACTTCATCCTCGGTCAATCCAAGATGCCGGATAGCCTCTTTTTTCCATTGTTCCATCAGCGGACCGTTCGGGACGACTATCAGCGCGGAACGCCCCAGGCGGCCAATGGCATTCAGTGCCGTCACGGTTTTTCCGCTTCCGGTGGGGGCTTCCGCCAGGACGGTATTGTTGGATTTGACCGTTTCCAGAAGGGAAGAAAAGAATTCTTCCTGCCCCTGGGAAGCGGACGGATGATGCGGGTCGGGCAACCTGCAGATGTACCGGGAAATGTTAAACCCGGAAGACGTGTCATCCTTAATGGCGATGCGGTGCTTCTCGCACCACTGCCGCCCGTAAAAGCATGGCACGCCGATATAAGTTTTGCCGGAAATGAACGTTTGAATCTTTTTCAGAGCTGCATCATCCGAAAACCCGGAAAGCCGTGGGTAAATAGTCAGGTCGGAAATCAATTCCGCTTCCTGGGTTGGCGTTAACCGCATTTTTGGAATCCAGCAAAGTTGAGATAAAATAGCGTCCATTTCCGGCAGGTAAGGTTAATGGTTGCAACTACATGGGGATGTCGTCATCAAAATCATCCTGGCTTTGGCCCGGCTGCCCAGGTTCTTCCGGGTCAGGCACGCGACGTCCTCTGGTGTGGGCGGGAGGCTCCTGCTCAAAATCCTCATCACCGGCAAAATCCGCGTCGGCATTAAGGTAATCTTCCCCGCCGTCCTGGTCTGCCGAGGGGCGGAAATCTTCCGGGTCGAAATCTCCGGATGCACTGTTGCCGTCCTGCAAATCCTGACCGAAGTCTTCATCGTCGCCAAAATCCGCATCACCGGAAGACCGGGAATTGGAGTTGGAAAATTCATTGATGGGTTCCGGTTCCGGGAAAAGCTCGTCATAGTTGAACGGCTTGATGCCGTCTCCGGCCTTCTGATAGACCTTGCCGTCGCGTCCAACAATATCCGGCCCGCCAAAGCGTTCCATCATAGCTTTTTCCGACATGAAGGCACACATGCGCCCGGCCAACGACGCAGGGGAAGTAAACGCCACAGGCTCGCCAATGCTGCTGCTCTTCGCGTCCATACTCCGTTTCATCCGGAGGGTCATGCCCCGCATGCCGCGCTTGCCGTTCTGCGCGAACGCGACTTCTTGAAGCTCGTACCACTTGTCGCGCTGCCACATTTTAATGACCAGCAACTTTTTGGAGCCTTGGACGGTCTCCCCGTTTTTGTTAGTGTACGGACGCCAGTCAATAATGGACATGACTACAGCGTAATACGGGGCGAATTCTTTCTTGTAGGTTTCACAAATATCACAATGCCCGCGCTCCGAAGTGCAGGGCTGAAAGTCCCCGAACGTCCCGTCAGGCTTTTTCAAATTATGCTCCTTGATGACAAGCCCGTTTCCGGTTCCGTCGTCGGTGGCAAAAGCATAATCAAGAATGACGATTTTAGCCTCACCGCCTTTGGGGAGGAAAAACCTGAACGGCATGCGCTGCCGGCTGAATTGCTGCTGCTGACTTTTCGCGGCATGCTCCAATGCGGATTTACCGCGCCTTGCGCTCTGTGATGGTTGGTTTGTATTCATATTATTTTTTTAATGTCTCCAATGGGAGTATTGTTTTTTTACTGATGTTCCATGATGGGAACAATGAAATATTAAGCATGATATTTTTTTATTGCAAGAAAAAAGAATAAAAAAATTTAAAAGTTATAGCGTCCTATAAAAGAAAAAGGCTAGAAGTGGCTATCAATAGCCCGTGTTCCACTTGTCGAGCATTTGCGTTACGTCCGACAACCTCAAATCATCAGGGTCGGAACGCCCCACCGGGTACTTGCAGACAAACGTGGGCACATGGTCTTTCAATCTGTCCACCGCCCCGTCGCCCATAAACTTTTTAGCCTGCCGGTTCCATTTTCCGAACAATCCTATTGTGCCCGCAACATCACCATCGTAACAAAGAAACACAGGCCGCCCCAGCATTGCCAGCATATCCCGCTGCGGAAATGAAAGGTGGCATCCGAGGGTGGCCACCGGGTGGCAGAATCTGCGGGCGCCAATGGAAATTAAATGCGCGTACGCAAACAAGCCCTCAACCACAAATATGGGTTTGCCGTCCGGCTGATGCGGAATCAGATGAATGCCCAGCAGGCAGCGGTCGGTTTTCACTCCGGCGTAGGTCTTTATCTTTGGCGTATCGTCCGGAAGCGGGGACAGGATAGACCGGCCTGAAAATCCAAGCAGTTCCCGGTCTCTGGAAAACAGCGGAAAAAGAATTCGGTTTTCTTTTGGGTCAAACCGTAAATCCATGACGAGGGCGGCGTGCTCTGAAACACCGCGCTCAAGCAGGTATTTCCGTGAAGCCTCCGAATCCATTGGCGACGGATAAATGTCAAGCATTGCCACGTCAAGCACCCTCAAAGATTCGACCGTTTGGGCGGCCACTCCCTCATCAAAGTCAGGGAGGGTGGCGGATTCCAGAAACACGGCCCGATTGCGGACCTGCTTATACATGCCGGGGTCGCCCAGCAGCGTGCCCAGCCGGATGGGAAGCCCAGTGAATAATCCGTGCTCGTGGCACGTAAAACATTTATACGCTGAGGGGGATTCCAAATCCACCTTGACGCCGAAAGACGGCCTGCGGTCAGTCCCGTATTGGTGCGTGGCCTGGGCATAAGGGCATGAACAGATTAGCCAGCCGGTGGGAGACAGATGGGCCGCATCTATGCCCAGTTCGGCCAGGATTTCCCGAATGCTTGATTCTTTCATGCCCTTTCGCCCAACCAAAGTTACTTTTTCGTGGACACGGACACGTTCATTTCCGTGGACACTACGCGCCTCGCGGCCAATGCAATACTCTTTCCGGCCACTTCCTCCACTTTCGACTGGGTGGCGGACAAGCATTTTTCGTACAGTTCTGCAGGGATGAGCCGTTTCAGCGTGTCCAGGTCAATAACGCTTTTCTGCCCTGGGGCCACCGTGACAGACAGAACAAGTTTAGTTCCGTCTTCGGTGATGCAGTCCACTTCCTGGGACTTCACCCCGGCTTCCACACACAGGGAGAGAAGCCGGGACCGTATGGAACGCTCCTTGGTCGAAGCAGCATTTTTAATCTTGTTCTGCTGATAAAACTGGCGGGCCAGCGTAGCGATATCTTCCAGTTCCTTGGAAGTCGGCTGCTTCACTTCGGAATTCAGCGGCTCCTGACGGCGTGTTCTTACGTATGTGTTCTTTTTCATTTTTTAGTAGGTTTTTTAATGAGTTAAATAAGATTTAATCAATAAGCGTAGCAGCGTTCCATGTACTGTTCCTGGAGAAATTCTTCGGCTTCCCGGATTTCGTAGGCTTCCTGCTCTTCGCGGGCGGCGGCAAGGTCTTCCAGCGCTTCTTCCAGTTCTTCCGCATCGTTTTCCAGAGCTTTATCCCCCGGATTCTCGTCAAGCTGGTCCCACAGCACATTCAAACGGGCTTCTATTTTGTGTTGAAGCCAGGCAACATCGGATTCATCTTCAAGCGTTGTGGAATCACCTTCAATGCCCAGATTGAGATGGGAAAATTCGCTAACTTCAATCTTCCAATTATCGTAGGGGTTCATGGAGATAATCATTGTTTTAGTCTTTCAGGTTTTTAGGTTTTTTCTCTCTCAGGGATTCCCTCCCTTTGATGAATGTAAGTTAGCATTATTTTTGATGAATTGCAAGAGAAAAAAATCTTTTTGAGAAAAAAATTTGCAATCGTTGCAAATTGAAAACGCTAATACTCTTCCAGCACCACTTTTCCGGTTGCGTAATCAAAGCGCACCGATTTTATTCGCTGGCCCTGCCAATTATAATCCGCAACCAGCGCGTCAGAAAGCTGACCGTTTCTGGCGATGGATGCCAGATGGTCGGCATGCTCGTTAAAAAAGTACCCGGAATGCCCGGCAATCTTATGATACACAACCCGGAAAAATTCCACCCTCAGCCGGTGCGTATCTTTTATCAGCCGGGCGTTAGCCACAGGCCACCCGTCGGCGCACAACCAGCCGGATTTTGCTACGGATTCCAAAGTACGCTCCGACCGTTCCCAGCGATGGACCCATTTGGACAGGACGGAAACGGCGTAAGCGGAATCGGAAAACACATGGATGGTCTTGTCCTCGGCCCCGTCCAATTTTTGGAGGTAGGAAAGCCCGTTATGGATAGCCTTGATTTCCGCGTAGTTTACCGTCACCCCGCAATCGGAATCCGATTGTGGCTCCAGGCGCTCCGCGTAGGAGGCTACATAATGCTCCACGCCTCCGGCTACTATTGTCACTGCAAAAGCGGAACCTCCGCCAGTTCCCAGTTGCCTTGCGTCTCCAAGAGCTGACCCGTCCGTCCATAGGCACAAGTCGCCCTCGCAGGCATCAGGGAAGGTAGGCTGGGAGCCTGGCCCGTCCTCCGAAAAGAAACGAGCCAGTTCAGACCGAAATCTGGAAATGTCAGGCATTGACGGATTCCTGGGCTACAGATTCCTGAAATTCTTCGGTTTCGTCCACCGTCGGCTGCGCCACTTTGCTATATGCCTGCAAATAGTCGGAGCAAATGGAAACAAACGCGCGTCCAAGGGCGTTCTGGTCGGTGTCCTTGATGTCCCCATTGTCCATTGCCAGCCGGATGGCGGCGTTGATGATGTCTTCCTGGTCGGCAAACACCTCAAATTTGTAGAGCGTACATTTGACCTTATCACGCAGTCCATGCCCCTCAATTTCGGCATCCTGCATTTTCGAGCTCACATGGGAGTGCAGTTCCTCGTGCGTTTTCGTCTCGCCGATATGGATGGCCTCTTCAACATCATCTTTGGAAAAGTCCAGCTCAATCATTTGCACAATTTCACGGGCCTTAGCCGTGCCCACTCTCCGGAAGTCCTCAACACCAAGGCCCATGCTGGTGAAATTAGCGTAGATGCGCTGGTACAATTTTGCGGAAGAGTAGGAAAGTCCGATGTACTGTTCACAAAACATGGCAAAGCCCTTTTGCCCGGTGAAGCGTGGAACTCCGGCAGAATCCTTTTCTTCCTCGTAAACTTTCGTTTTTTGGATGTACAACAACACACCTCCAAGAAGAAATCGCTTAGCCTCGGAATCCTTGGCAATGGCAAGGGCGGCGGCACAGGCATCCCCGCCGTGTTCCTGAATCAAATTAAGGGTTACGGCGTCCATTCCTAGTTCCGGGGTGGAGGCGGGCTTGATGTCTTCGGTTTCCTTGACGGCTTCGGGCTGGACGGCGGGCGCGGGTTCAACTTCGGCTGCGGGTTCCTGGACTTCCTGCGGCTCCTGCACTTCCACGGGGGCTTCGGCCTTCACTTTTTCCTTCTTGGTCTTCTTGGCAGGGGCGGATTCCGCTTTGACGGCTTTGGCCTTCTTAGCCTTGGGGGCGGGCTGTTCTTCGCCGGGTTCCTCCACCTTCTTGAGTTCTGCCTTTTTCTTTTTGACAGGGGCCGCAACCGGGGCGGCTTCCGGCGTGGAATCCCCATCCACAACTTCAAATTCGTCAGCGTAAAGGCTTTCCACAGCTACCTTGCCCTTTTTGGTGGTGGCGACGTCATAGACGGGGATGTTTTTATCGTCCCGCGCCTGTTTCAGAAAATAGATAACATCTCCCGGAGACAGCTTCGGGTCGTTGTTCTGCGTGGCATATCCGGTAAAACGGAGTTCTTGGCGATCAGCCAGATTAAGCGGCTTGGTAATATCAATTTCGGTCTTGCTCATATTGGTGACGTTTTTATTGATTCAGGGCTTTCGCCCTTTGATGGGTTTGTTATAACACTAAAAAATGAAAATTGCAAGATAAAAATTCAGGATTGCCGAAAAAAATTTGCAATCATTGCAAATTCGCAGGAAGAGAATACCGGCTATTTTGCCCACGGCGGCACAATAACTTCCTGATTTTCCTGCTCTTCCGTCTTGTCTAAACTTGGACCTATTGCGGCATCGGCAATAATGGGAAGCGGAGGCTCCAAGCCGAACCAGTCATAAAACGGAATATTTTGCATCTGCCACTTCAACCAACCCGTAACCTCATAGGCCGCCTCAGCGTTAACCTCAATGTAGTTTGCATCATGAATAAAAGAAATCCCGTAATAATCCGGGGTATCGTGCTTGGAAAATTCAGCTAAGGCCATCAGCCCTATGTCCGACGCGAATTTTTGAACCGGCGAATTAATGGCCTGCCGTTCGCATTCAGCGACGACCGCCTCATCGGTTGAGTAAATTCCTGGAAGACGCCGCAGGCTTCCGTGAAGGGCACGCACATACCCATGTTTGCGGACGAATGCCCGCATGTTTTTATGCCACACCTGCAATGCAGGGTACGCCTCAAAAAAGTGTTTCCGCATATTCTGCGCCTCTTCCGGCGTGAACGTCACGCCGTAGTCCGTCCGGGCGAACCGCATGAATTTGTCCCAACCCATCCCGTACAAAAATCCAAAATTGACGGGCTTCCCGTTTTGCCGGAGTTTTTTGTACTGGTCATGCGGAAGGGCCTGAAACTGCTCCAACGTCATTTGTGCCGCCTTGGCGGCTGTAGCCGCGTGGATGTCCACGCCGTTCCGGTAAAGCTCAATCATGTGCCGCTCATTGGCCATCCAGGCCGCGATACGCAGCTCAGCTTGGGAAAGGTCGCATTCAATGATGACTTTTCCCGGCCTGGCGGTAAACACCCGGCGGAACATTTTCGCCAACCGGCCCCGCTTGGGAATATTCTGCAAATTCGGATTTTGACAGGACGAACGCCCGGTAACGGTCTTGTCCAGCCGGAAGGTGGCGTGGATTGACCCGTCAGCGCAGATGTTTTGCCAAAATCCGGACGGGGGCTGCTCGGTGGTGATTGTAGCCTGCCCGCCCCGGTATAGCGTCACAACGCCTTTGGGTATTGTTGCCTGGGCCAGTACGGTTCGACCGTTCGGGGGGCATTCCCCGCCTGCGTCCCTTGTCCGGGTGAACGCGGGGACTTTAACCATGATTTGAGCGTCCATCTCTTCAAGGGCTTTTTTGTACACCGCAGGGTAGCTCCCATTTTTCAGACGGAGGATAGGCGTTTCTTTGCTTTGGCGCGGTTTTCCGACGTAAGTGTTCCGCAGCATTTGGAGCTGCTTGTACTCAATATAGCGGGCCACAAACGGGCAGGAGTCGGAAAAGAAAGGAAGATGCGTTTTTATGGACACGGACGGAACCGGCGCATCTTTGGTACTGCCCTGAGTAAACACTTTTGGGGCGAGACCATACCCGGAACGGCTGAACAGCAAGTGCGATACGCACTTAGACGAATTAAAGTCAAGCGGCTTCCCCTCCGCGAACAATTCTTTCACCGCCTCCGGTATGTCGCGCTTGACCGTTTCGGAAAGTTCCTGCTCCAATTCGGCGTCCATCACGTCCAGCTCATCACCCAGAGACCGCAATGACTGCTGGTCCACATTCATGCCGACATGCTCCATCTTCAAAAACGCCCGCAAGGCGGGCATTTGCACCCGCAAAAAACAATTCCAGTTCCGCCGGTCCTGCTTCGCCAGGATGACCAGCTCCCGGTAAAGCCGGAACACGGCATCAGTATCGCCGCCGGCGTAGCGCAGAAACTCCCGGTGGTGCACGGTCTCCATGTGGCTTTTATCCACTTTTTTGTTAAACTCGTCAGCATATCCGGCCATCGGCTTAACCCAGCGGCGGGTACATTCATCAAGGTTTCGCTCCTGCATGTTGTCATCGACAACGTAAGAAAGTTGCATTGTATCTGCGAACCAGTTTGCGACCTCTATCCCGTAGTTTTTCAGGTGGTGCAAATCGAACTTGAGATTGTGCCCGAAAACCTTGATGCCCGGATTGGATAGTAGCTGTTTCAGTTGTTCGATAATTTCGGACACCTCATCAGCGGTTAAATCTTCCCCGTAATCGACCGTTTCATCACGCAACGCCCGGTCATTGTAAAAATCCGGGTCCAATGGAATGACAAGGCTTTTTCCATCCTTGACAGTTATCTGCACAGTCAAAATAGCTTTGCGCCCCATAGCGTAATCCAGGCCCCGCGTTTCCGTGTCAAGCCCGATAAACTTCGGAGGGTTTTCCAGCAGGGGCGATAAATCCCGGCACCAGACATACTCCCCGCTCTCAATAGACGAGCGGAAGCATGAATAATCCCAGTTATTTTTGATGAGGTTGCCAATCTGCCGCATGTCCGCCTCCACTACCGGAAGCACCTCCGGTGACCGGGTAAAATGTCCGGGGCCGTAAATAGCTATGGTACGCAGGGATGCCGGAACGGCCATCAGCTTAGGGTCAATGCGCTCAAACGAGCCGCGCAGTTCCTTAATTGAAACGTTTTTCCCGGCGAACTGCCTCAGCGCGTTTTTGCCCAAAAACACCACAAGACGCTTTCCGGGAAGCAGCCGGTTTAAAGCCGTAATGAATTCATTCCGATACTGACTCAAATATTCAAGCACCTTTTTTTCCCGCTTGGTAATGGCTTCCGGGACCGGGGGGCATGGGGTGATGAATTCCAGCATGGAAAGCGGAATGCCGCAATTATTGCACATCCGATTAAACCGGCTCAAGTGAAATTGGGACATAACGCCGCCCTGCGAAAAAGTCTGCTCTCCGGGAGGCTCGCACACTACCAGAATCGGGGGCTTGACCGTTTTACGGTCATTTTGAAGCAGCAGGTTTAAATTAGCGGTATTGGTTTTTTTCATCGTGGGAACGTAAAATGGAGGGTTGAAATCAATAAGTATATCCGGTGGAAGCATCAGGTTCTACCGGTTCCCCGGAAGCGTCATCATCCGGTATGGGAACCTCATCAAAATTAGGCGGGTCGAAAACAAAATTCGTCATGAAATCAGGGGTTTCGCCGTCACGGTTTTTCATAAAATCGTAGTAGCGGTAGCGGTAGCCGAAAGGCCCCGGCCCATGTCTTTGACCGAGCAAAATGGACGCATCTTGAGGAATGGAATCAGAGCCGGAAATATCCCCGGAATCCAGTTCCCGGCGTGAGTTTGTTTTCACATTGCGGTTGAGTTGGACGGTAATCACAATCGGAATCCCGTTTTTAATGGCGCACTGTTTCAATTCCCGGATAACTTCCGTCAACGCCTCCCATCTTTTCACATACCCAAGCCGCATCCCGGAAGGGGAAAGCAAGTACACCGCATCAACAAACATGATGTCCGGGTGAAGCTGGTCTATCATCCCCACAACTTTATCGGTCGTTTTTGACATATCCCCGGACAAGATATGAAGAGCTTCTTCGTCTGCCATCCGGGCGATTAAATCCCGCATCCTGCGCTCGGAATATGTGGTCATAGTCCCCTGCCGAATCAAGTTAGGATTGATGCCGGCACGAAGCCCTATCCAGCGGCGGGCGATTTGAATCGGAGACATTTCCATTGAAACAAACCCGCATTTTTTCCCGGCGGTGAAAGCCGCTTCCATGCATTTGAGAAGCGACCAGGATTTACCCATACCGGGCCTTCCGGCAATTACCACCAAATCGCCGCCTGCCCAGCCTCCGGTTGCCTGATTCAGCGTCGCCCACGGAGTAGGTATTCCCCGCATGTCGGACGACCGTCTGGCAATCTGGTAATCCTCCCACACCGCCTGGGCCTGCTGGTGCATGTTGGTATATCCCTGGCTTGCTCCGACGGCCATCACCGACGATTGTATGGCCGAAGTGATGCCTAAAAGCTGCTCCCAATCGTAAGTCTTTATCGCCGTCTGAAATTGAGAGTAATACCGCCGCACGGCGTTGTACCTCGTCCGGTTGACGAGGGTGGCAAACCAGTATTGCCCATTATTGGCCAACGGCGTGTTAAAGGTAAACCTCCCTATGGCCTGCGCCCTCGCATCCGGCAATGAGTGGTAGTTGTCGTAGTGGTTGCGGACAAACTGGTAAAAAGGGCGTTCGTCGTCAAGAAAGTAGGTGGCGTCCACCTGGTGGAGCAGGGACACATTCTGTTCGGCGCAGACGGCGCGCAAAAAATCAATGCCTACGGCCATAAGTTAATCCTCCGGAACAAAAATGTAATTATCCTGACTGGTCAAAAAATTGATAAAGCCCCGGCTGAACATTTCCGAATCTTTCAGCGGCCTTGCCCCAGTAAAAACAAGATACTTCCCGGCCATTAGCCACTCCTGAACAAAACGCTCACACCGGTACAGCTCCTGCAGGGAAAGATAGCCCACCGTCCGGTCATCCTCCACCATTGAGGACAGAGCAAGCACATGGTGCTGGGTAGTCTTCAAAAAATCGGAACAGGAATCAATCCGGGGCAGCAGGTCTGCCAGGTTAGTCACCAGTACCGAAAACCTATATCGGAGGACCAACACCCGGATTGCCCCGTAAAACACCTCTATTGAGGTTTTTCCGTCCCCGGACAATTCCAGCACCAACGGGGCGGCGGGGGAACAATCCGCCACCCGGTCAACCAACAGCATCCGCGTATTAACGGCCTGCCGGCCTTTGATGTCAGAAAGCCCGGAATATCCGGGGCGGGTGAACATTCTCGGAATGCCATTGCGCTGCAACGCGGCAGCCACTTCATCACAGGAAATCGCGTTGTTCATGTCGGAAAAAAGTAAAGGGGAATAAAGGGTTAAGGTTATCGCCATTCGGGAAGCTCTTCAATTCCGGCGCCACCGCCTGACGGCCTCAAAAGCTTCGGGGGCTGGGGTTTAGGTTTTGGCATTTTCGGTTCGACCGTTCGGGGTCGGGCGCTCTTCGGTTTAACGGCTGGATTGCCGGAAAGGTTTTTTCCTGCGACCGGGTTGAGATAAAGCAGATAGGCTTCTTCAAATTGAGCAGAAAATTTCACCAGCCACCCAATAGACGGCACTTTCGGGGCGGTGTTTTTTGTCCAGCGGAAGGTATCTCGCATGATAAGTTGCCAGCGTCCAATCGCCCAAGTTAAAAAATCCTTAAAATCGGAGAAGGTTTTACCCTCGGAGGTAAACCGTTTGGCGTAGGAAAACAGCGCCATGTAGTTTGTTTTCGTCGGCGCAATAAACGCCTCCCTTCCCAGCAGGTCCACAACGGTGGAAGCCCATAAGCTGGAAACCGCGTCAAACGACAGTTTGCGCTGCTTTTTCTTTTTGGCTTCCGCCGCTTTTTCCGCCGCCATGCGGCCTATTTCGGAAAGAGGAATGACAGGGGCTTCCGTCCGGCCCCGCTTTGGAATTTTCATCATATCGGTGTCAGTCCAGTTTAGATTGATAGCGTATATTGCTCGGCCATGTTTCGGGTTCCGGGTAAGAATAACCCCCAGAGCAACCAGCCGCTTGATATTCCGGGAAATGGTGTTCCGGTGCAACGTCAGATTTTCCGAAAACTGAAAAAGCCTGATGACTTCCCAGGTTTTTCCGCAGGCTAGCGTCCGGTCGAACACGAATTCCAGCACGGGAAACAATGTGGTGGATTCGGCTTCCACTGCGGGGCGGACCGTTCGGTACAACCAGCACCAGATTTTGTGAAAATCCTGATTTTCGCTTGACTGTACATGAGATTTTGGCACAATTCACGGCGCACGATATAGTGTTTTCAGAGTAACTTGCAATCCCCCTGCCGGCGATTATTGCTGGCAGGGGGATTTTTTCGGTCATTTGATTCTCCGGGCGTTAAAGTACTGCACTTCGACATCAACCGCCTGTTCATATTCCGCCAGTAAAATCACGCCGTCCGCCGCCAGACGCGCAAAGCATGGTAAAGGCTTCTTCGCCACGTTGGCCCACTCGGAAAAGGTCAGCAGGCCCTGCCCAAGTATGTCAATTTTCCACTTCTGCGCCGCATCGTCAAAAACAATGTCAGACACACGCCGGGCTTCCACGGTTCCGAACATCCGCAGGTCAAGCCCGTTCCCGGAAGATACCCTGAGCGATTCCATGCCGCCGTCCGGATAGATAGTGATTTGCTGGCTCATAATAATAATAAGAGGGGCTGATTTTTTACCACATGTGGATAGACTGCTCCGTGCTGGTCGTGTCTTCCGACGCGTACATTTCCGGGTGGTCGGTCCGCGTGGCTCCTTTTCCGGCTCCAAGCTTGTCCTCGATAACCTTCATGCGGTCGTTGCATTTTGTGCCGGTGAATCCTTCCCCTTTCAGAGTCGGGCGGCCCGCCGGGTCAATCGTAATGTGAATTGTTTCCATGTTATTGATTTTTGTAATCGTTGCAAATTTCAGGCTTAGAATCCGGTGGCTACGGTCAACTGCACATTGCCTGCGGAATCAAGGTAGCAGTCCTGCACGATATAGCCCTGGTCGGTTGCCGCGAAAATGGCCGCGTGCTTGGAATACGCCTGGGAGAAAGCCGCAATGGCAATATCTGATTCTGTAAGGCCATCTTTGGCAGTAAGTTTCGGGTTTCCGCAATGCTCTTTGACGTAGTTTCCCCACGTATCAAGATACGGCACAAACGTTCCATCATCCTGCTTGACAAGGCCCACATCACACGGTTTTCCGGTAATGTTGGACATCCCCTGGCACTCAATGACGTATTCCGCCGTCTGACGCTTGGTGCTGTTCTGGAACTGGTCTTTGTAATACATGCGGGGAACGGCATTTTCCTTCAAGACGATTTTTCGCCCCGCACGTTGGAGTTCCTGCACAGCGGCACGGATAGCCCGGACATCCCGGATGACTACGGATTTGACTTTAGTTGTATGGCTCATGGTTTATTTTTTTGTTGTTAATAATGAGAGATTTTTCAGGAGTGGGAACGTACCCCGCCCAAACGCCGCCGCCTCTTGGCGACAATGACTTCTTTTTCTTCCCCGGAAGCCGTGCGGACTACGGTCCGGGTGGCTGTTTCCGGAGACAGGACGCTAAACCGCATCAAACGGTTTACCACTGTGGGAGCGTACCCAAGCTTGAACTGCTCAGGGATTCTACACCCGGCGGCAATGGCCTCAATGGGTTTTACCAGGTCGAAGCGTCCGGTAATGCTGAACTCGGAAATGGTGGCTTTAGGGTCTTCCGGGCAGGAAACAGTGATACGCCGCAAGGCGGCCGAAGGGCGCATCCTGATGAACAGGCTGGCCGATTCCGGGAATGACCTGCGCCGATGCGCCTTGACAAAAATTTTAAGGAAGGAACCTGGGGTCAGGCTGTACTTCCCGGAAAAAACCGTTCCGCACACTTCCGGCCTCCCATTTTGCAGGGAGGCGATAGACCCAGGGAACCCGATGCGGTTCACGCCCGGAACGTTGTTGCGGAAAATGCCATCTTCCTTGTACAGCGTTCCCGGCCCCGGAAGCTGAACCTTGAATAAAATCACTTTAACATACCCATTCACCAGCGTCTGCATTTCCCCGGTGACGGTATCAAGAGTGCTTAAATCATTGCTCATGTCAATAATATACCCTTTTAATTTAAGAATTGCAAGACAAATATTGAAAAAATGCGAGATAAAAAATCACCACGCTAATCAATGCCTGCGGCGGCGGGCACGCAACGATTCCGGAATGCTGGACGGAAGCGGGCTAGAAGCATCAACGTCAACCTCTTGCTCGGAAGACGGCCTCGCGTTATTCTGCGCCCACTCGGTCATAGCGTCAAACTGGTCTTTGTACGCTTCCGAAATTGGAATGATGCCTTTAAGGGTGGACCGCAAAAGGCTGCTCGTAACCGGAACATTGCGATAAAAAGAAAGTACTTTCGCCTCCTTGCACGCGGCTTCAATTTCCGCAGACACGAATCCCCGGCTTTCCGTCAGCACCTGGTCAAAGTCAACAATATCATCAATATTGATTCCGCGCTTGCTCAAGTGGATGTCGAAAATCTGGCGGCGTTCGGCCCAAGTCGGAGGCAGAACGGAAAAGACTTCATCCAGCCGCCCCTTCCGCAAGAATTCCGACGGAAGGTTTTCCGTCCGGTTGGCGGTGAAAATCCAGAACAAGCCAGACTCATTTTCCGACATGTGGGTCAGCAGAGAACCCAGCAGGCGGGAAGATACGCCGGAATCTCCATTAGCCCCAGAAGACAAGCCCGCCTTGTCAACTTCGTCCACCCAGACAATGCAGGGGGCCATAGCTTCCAATTCCTTCAACATGGTCCGGGTGCGGGCTTCCGTCTGACCGACAAGAGACCCGAACAGCCGCCCCAAATCCACCCGCACGAGGGGAAGATTGAGAATGGATGCCACCGCCTTGGAGCATACCGACTTACCCGTTCCAGGCGGCCCGATAAGGGCTACGCCTTTAGGCGCATCAACTTTCGCCTTGCGGGCCTCTTCGCTGAAACATACCGACCGCGTGATAAACCAGTCTTTCAGCAATTCCAGGCCACCGATGGAATCAACCGGAATGGGGTTAACCATTTCCAGTGTCTGTGACTTTTTCACAATGTCTTCCTTCGAGCGGTGGACCTGCGCGAGAAGGTTTTCAACGGGAATATCCGGGAACAGGCGGTCATTGAGGGTAAAAGCCCTTGAATACGCAGTTTCCGCTTCCAGAATCGTCATGCCGGATGCTGCATTGACCAGCGCATCCACGCTGTCCCCCGGAATATAGGTTTCGGGAATCGGAAGGTTCTTGGACTCGTACTGATTGGCTACGGTGCTTTCCCATGCGTGGCGCAAGTCGGTTTTTGTCGGCAGGTCAAAATCCACAACCAGAATGTCGTGGGCCAGCTCTTCCGGAATGGTGTAGGATTCCGACGTAATCAACACAAGGCTCATGAGCGTTTCCGGGAAGGAATAGGCGTAATCCTTGAGAAGAGTTGTCGTCATTGGAAGCAAACCAAGATGTGGGCTAGTGCCCTCCATGACGATATATGCCGCGCCTTTTTCATAATCAAACCGGGAAGATGCGTTACTGGTGTTTTCCCCGATTTTAAATCCCAGGATGCGGCGCAACGCCTGATAAAAATTGCCTACCGGGGAATCCGCGTCAACCGGAACTCCTACGGTACGGTCCTGTCCGGTAAAAACTTTCCAGCCGTACACATCGTTCCAGACGAACACCGGCACATTGTCCCGCGCCCCCATTACCTTGACAGCCTCTACAGTTCTGCGCGGTTCACGGCTTGGCGTAAATACGACACTCACCGCGCTGGCAAACATGTCGTCCAATTTTTGAATGTATTTTTCTTGTGATGTCATGATGTTATCCCTCGATAGCTATGGATTATGAAAATTTGCAATGATTGCAAATTTTCGATTATTCCGCTTCTTGGCGCCTTTCGACCCTCTCATGGACCTCTACCGGTTTCCGGCTGGGCCAGAGAATAACCACAGGTTTTCCCTGACGCTGAAAATCACGAACCACATTCAACGCTTCAACGAATCCGGCATCAGAGTTCGGATTCTTCGAGGCAAACGTCGTAAGCTCTTCCAGAGTAAGTTCTAACGTGTGTTTATCGTAAGGCATGAGAAAACTATACCCACAACACAAAAAAATTGCAAGACATTTTATCAATTTTTTTCTTTCAGCCCCAGTTCAACCAGGCAGGCTTCTTCTTCCCGGCGGATTAACAGCCCGTTTAGGCCCTTCCCAATCCAAAGCCGTTTCATGCTCCGGATGTGGGCGGGAACCCGCCGCACCTGCCCGGACTTGATGTCATCCCGGCAGTCCCGCATTTCCTTCCGGCTGGCCCCTGACATGGAAGCACCCCGATTATACACCAAAGACACCATAGCACCCTGCACATGGGGATGAGTTAAGGCCAGCCCCTGAAACGCGGTTTTAGTCGTGGACGCATAGGCGGGAATCGTTTTTTTCCGGTACACGTCCAACGCCAGCTCCCACGGAACGGTGACAGACCGCACCCGGCTCACAGATGCGCGGGCCGTCTGACGCTTCAACCCGGCCACGGTGCAAAGCAACCGGAGGTCTTTTTCCGGAAGCGATGCCCAGTCGGCACGAATCTGCGCCGCCGAATAGTAGCCCAGGTCGTAGCCGATGCCGATTGTTACCCCGCTGTCCCCTCCGGGCCATGTGGGCCGCACGAGCTTTTTCACGTAGTACGCCTTCCCTCCGGTCTCGTACCGGATAATCATATCTACGGCCCGGTCACTCAGGACCAGACCGGAAGCCGGCATATCCCCGCAGGCGAAAAACGCGGACAGGGCCGCAAGGGCCAAACCAATTAAACTCTGACCGTTCATAGGGCGGTATCAGGCAAAGCAGATGGCGGCCATGAGCAATTCCCCGATGGCAACCGCGAGGAAGCATTGGACTTTCCGGAACCCCTCCATCGTGCGCCAGGTCGCATTGAAGTCGAATCTGGCCCAACGGGAAATGTACGGGAAGGCCACATTGGCTCCCAGCAGCCATGCGCAGAGATTGGCCCCGGCAAACTTGGTGAAGCCCTGCAACAAGGCGATGAAGGAAGCTGCCCCGGTAACGTCCATGATGACCGAGAGGCGAATCAGGTATTCCACGCCAATGGAGAGAAAAATGCCAATGAGCAAAAAAGCGATAATATCGCGCCAACTGTCCTTGACGATTTGCGGAAGGTTTTTCATCCCCGGAACCGTATCATGAAACTGGCCGGAACAATAGTGGAAATTTCACACTCTGGGCTACTCTTCCAACCCTGTCCCAGAGTGCCTGGGCGGAACAGCCCAGGCCCCGTACTTACCCTTTAGGGTAAGGACGGAGAATATAGATATATATTAATGTGAGGAACGAACATTATATATATATATATATTAATGCACTCCCAAAGTGCAAATTTTTTATAATTTCATATAGTTCAATGACTTATAAAAACAAAAATTGACGTTTTTCCCTTCTGGTTGTCTTTATAACCTGTTCATTTTCAGTAGTTTGTAAAATAAATGCACTTCCGCGCAAGTGCAAGTTATGCACAATGATATGATAATCAGCTGGTTATATTTGCACCCATTGCGGATTCAGCGCGTTTTTCCGGATTTAGTGCATTTATAACTTATTGATACTCAAACGCCTGCAAATGCCCTGAACTTATAAAAGTGCAAATTATTTGTAAGTATCTAATACTCAATGACAAATAACTAAACTAGAAATTTCTTGGTGCATACTATTTGCAACCAAATGATGCTCAATAAGTTATAAAAACGTAAAAAACAATATTGACAAATAAAAAAGACCGTAGAATTACGGCCTTGAATCACCGGTTTTTCCGGTTTGCAATGATTGCAAATTGAGAATATTTTCCCGCTATCTGGCGGCCCTTGCCAGCCGGATTCCGAGCCACGCCAGACAAAAAACCGCAATGCCTGCCCAGGTGTAAAGGGCGCATTTCCGCCACCAGGAACGCTCGTCCGACATGGAGGACAGGCGGGCCTGTGCATCAGCTTTTACCTCTGCGGCTTCCGCCTTGATTGCCGAGGCTGCGTCTCTGGATTCCTGCGCGGTTTTGATTGCCGCGTCCCGTTCTTCCGCCAGTTGTTCGCACGTTCCGGATAAAGCGGCCACCTGTTTGGTCAGGCGGTTGGAACGGTCTATCAGCACGGCGGTTTGCTTATCGGCGTTTCCGGCCTGCTTCGTCAGTTCAGACAACATGTCAGCCCATCCGGGGGTTTGCGGTTCCTGCGTGACGGCTTCCGCCTGCTGCAGAGTGGAGACAATAGCCGCAATACTGTTCTGCACGGCGTTAGCCGCTTCCTGGACGGTAGCCGCGCATTCGACCATTGACGACGCTACAGGCCGGACGACTGTTTTTTCTACAACCGGCTCCGGTACGGGCGTAGTAATGGACGGCTGCGGGTTTTGCTGGGCGCACCCGGCAATCACAAAAAAGACAGGCATCAAACGTAACCGTTTCATGCCTGCCATGATACTTGCGCCCGGAAAAGCCGTCAACCTATCGGAACCTATACTTTAGCATCTCCGGGTTGCTGGCGAATTCCAGAATGCGGTGCATCCGGTGAATATCCGCGTCATCCATGCGGGCCGTGTCAACAACTTCCCCGGACCACAGGCGTTGTAGCTCGCTGATAGGTTCCGGCTCCGGAAGATACACCGCCGGAAGGCTGTGGTGCTGGAATCCCACGTAAGCCAGCCAGCTTATTTCCCGAAGCAGGGTGGCCTTGTCTTTTTTGGCATCCTCAATTTTTTTGTTCACGCCACGGGCGTCTAGGTCTGTCGGCCAACCGACAAACACAAGGTCTTTAATATGTTTTGGCGTGTCAACGGTCCGCAACACAAGCAGGGGAAGTTCCAGGTGCTGTTGTTTCACGGAATATTCCCACCACATTTCCCGCTGCGGCCTGCCGTTGATGTCGGACTGGTTTTCTCCCTGCCCGGCGAACCAGAACCGGGGGCAGAACACGGGCCAGTACCGGCGCTGGTGTCCGATTTCCAGCGTGTGGTCGATATGGAGCGGGTTTCCCGCAGCCTTGATGTGGGTGTCCCAGTCCATGATGTGGGCGAGGATTTCCGGAATGAATTTCCGGGTGACGGCGTAGCAGTGCGTCCGGTTGATGGACGTGCCGCGCCACAACGTGTCAGACAGGGCTTCCGGGGCCTGCTGGTGCTGGCCTCCAAGATACAACTGCCCGTATTCCTTCGGAACTTCTTTCATGATTTCCGGGAACCGCGTCAAAAGGTCGTCGGCGAATACGGTGTCATCCTCAATAATCAGAGTATGTTCGCTTCCGGTGTTCCAGGCATCTTCCAGCACCTCAATGTGGCTGGATAAGCACCCCCATGCTCCGTTTCCGGCCCTGTACCATGCCGGGTGCGGCATGGAATCCCCATGCACGGCTTCATGTCTGACAATATCATCCGGCCCGGCCAGGCACTTATGTTTCAGCTCGTCGGCAATGCGGGTGAACCGTTCGGGGTTTTTGGCAAGATTGATGACGACAATACGGTCAAAATAGTGCGGAAATAAATAATCCATAGTAATGTGCGTGGAAAAAGAATTAGTTTTCGCCCATGTCCGGGTTCATATCCGGGTTTTCCGCATAATCGACAACGCGGCGCAGGGCGGTAACGAGAAGTTCCCGGGTCTGGGCAGAATCACCGGCTTCGGCAAACAGGCATTCCGCAGACCACAGGCGGGCGCATCTGTCTGCAGCTTTCCGGTCGCTGTAATACAGGGCGGGAACGCGCCGGTGGCTGAACGCCCCCCGTGCGCTGTAGGAAAGTGCTTCAATGATGGCGCCGGCCATGTCTTCCGTTTTTTCCAGGAGGGATTCAACGCTTTTTTCCGGGGCGATGTCCACCAGTTCCTCAAGCCCGTCAACGTCTTCCACGGTTAACGGCTCTTGGAGAAGTACAAGCGGAAGCAGGCGGAACTGGTCGTTTTGCGAATGTTCCCACCAGCGTTCCCGGTTTCCGGCTCTGGAATGGGCAATGGTGCTGTACTCCTGACGCTGCTGCCCCACAATGTTCCAGCGCGGGGCGTATTGGAGGATGTCGCCCCGATAGACGGCGTTCCGGATTTGCTGGTCAACGCCCCATTGCTGTTGTTCGTAGTCGGGATAATAGGCGATGTGCTTGATAAGCCAGGGCACGGATTCCCGCTTGACAACGTAAGCATGGGTGGCCGTCATGCCGGAAGCCAGAATGTAATCCGCGTGGACTTCCTTTGGCCAGTTTTGGTGGTAGCCTCCGAGGTAGAGCAGCCGCCAGTCTTTCGGCAGTGCGGCAAATAACGTTTGCAGTCTGACGGCGGCATTGCGGCAAAATACAGCGTCGTCCTCTAAAATGAGCACTGATTCCCAGTTGTTTTTGACTGCGAGCCGCAAGGCCCGGATGTGGGACTGTACGCAGCCCCATGCGCCACGGGTCCCCTTCCAGCTTTTCGGGGGGTGCAGCTCACGACCGTTCCAGGCGGGGAGTATGGTAACACCGCTTTCCGGGTCGATGCCTCCGTCAATCATGGAGTTTTTCAGCCGGGAAACATGTTCGGCACGTTCCGGCAGGGCAATGATGACCGCGTGGGATATTCCGAGATGGTTTAAGGTTATCATGTCTTTGGCACTATAGCCGCCTGAATTTTCATGGGCAACATTGATTTCTGAAATTTGCAACGATTGCAAATTTTTCTTGCGGAATGTGTATTTTTATCTTGCAATTTTTAAAAAGATAGCTATGATGAATGCATCAAGATACAATGAAAGCACCAAAGAAAATTGAACTGACCAAAGAGCAGCTTTTTAATCTGGCCCCCAAATATATCGCCGATACGGCTGTCATGACCCTGCGCGGCTTTGATACAGTGTACCTCATCCATGAGTGGTATCAGTGGTATTGCTGCACATGCATCCCGGACAGGAAAATTGATGAAAGCGCAACAATCTACATAATAAAAGATTCGGCGGTGTACACGCAGAAGGAACGGTGGCTGAACTACATCAACGTATTCCGGGATTACCCGGTAACGCACGAAATCCGCAGGAACTACGGGGAACTGAGGGCGGCTGTGCGTGCCGGAAAAAAGGCGGTGGATATTTCCCGGCTGGGGAATGTTATATGGGCATAGGCCGGAGGCCCCCGGAAGGCAGGGAAGGTTAATCTTTCGGGGTTTTCTCCCTGTGCGCCTGGGCATAGAACGCTTCGTTCGCCCGGAACTGCGCTTCTGAAAATTCCGGGAACCTGCTTCGGTGTCCGAGGCGTCTCCCTATCAGTTGGACGGTAATGCGGTCCGGCCTGAATATCCGGCCCAACCCCTGCGGACGGGCATACAGGGTCAGATATTTCTTTTCCCCGCCTTCCAGACGTAGCCATGCTCTTGCGGGGCGGCCCCGGTCATCTATGGCGGACACAACCGCTATGGAACCCGGCTCGGTAACATCAATGAACGTTTGGTCAACCAGCATCAGCCCAAGCGGGAGGTGAATGGTGGCAAAGTCAATAAACCAGGTTTCCGGGGATTCCATGCACATCATGCCGAGGAACTTTCCGCGCACCGGCAAAATGGCGGTTTTGCTTGATGAAGCCGAACTGGCCCCCGAAGAGGCTTCTGAAGATGAAGATTCGCCTCCCGACGAAGGAACAGGAGGATTGCCTTCCTGGATAACATTGACGTAGTAATATTGCGGGGACCCATTCAGGGTGACGCTAATTTCAACCAGTGTGCTTCTTCCGTTGACCTCCTTGTTCGGCTGGCAGGTTATCACGGCTTCCGTTCCCGCGTCCCCTGGTGCCGGGCCTGATGACGGGGACATGGAACACCAGTCTTTTTGCGTATCAGCCCGCCATCCGACCGTTCCGCGAAGCCTTACCTTGTTAGAATCTTTTGGTTTGCCGTCCGCGCCAAAAGCCATAGACGTGGGGAACACCTCAAACCAGTCCGCCTGGGACGAGCTTGACGAGCCGGAAGATGAGGAAGAGGAAGATGAAGAGGAACTACTCGAACTACTGGAACTGCTTGAACTGCTGGATGAAGAGGCTTCCGGGGTCTGGGTGACATCCAGGGTGTCGGTTGCTTCCAGCATCAATGTGCCGCGCGAGGTCAATGCGTACCCTGTCACCAGATTGTCGCGGGTGGTTCCTTCCTCATTTTTCTGGAACGTAACCTCAAAATCTTCGTTGTCTTTCCCGGTCAGCGGGGAAATAGATACCCATTTCCCGGAAGGGAACTGCGCCGGAAAGTCCTCCGGGATTTTCCACCCGTAGGGGGAGTCGGTGCGGATATAGCCCTGTACTTTCTGAAATTGGCTGTCCACCGTAATTTTGTTTGGGACAAACCGGAAATAATACTTTTCTTCCGAGGATGAACTCACTGACGATGAAGACGAGGAAAAAGATGCGGATTCCGAACCCTCTGATTTTGATGATGAGCTGCTGGAACTGCTGAACGATACCCCGCCGCTCGAACTACTGGAACTACTGGATGAAGAGGATGCCGAGGAAGACGACGACCCGCCTTCAAGCGGAATGTCCGGAAGAATTAAATCGCTTTCATGCAGATTTTCCACATAGACGTTTCCTTCGATTGCACTGTCTTCAATGGGCCGGAACAATGGAATGAACGTCCGGATAATATCTTCATCGTCCGAAGCGGAGCTGTCCATTTCGTCCTCCGTGCCGATGAATGGGGTGCGGTCACGACACCATTTCTTGACCGACACCTGAATTATCCGGTCACGGCCTATCTGCATCGTCACCCGCTCTAATTTGGCGAACAGGTGGATGCCATATACCGTATCAAGCTCAATTTGAATACCGGGGCGGGGCCAGGTATTGACGGCGGCTCCATCTTCGTTTCCTCCACCGGGAGAATCCGTAGGGGCGTATTTCGGGTCTTTGATGACCGGGAACACCTGCGAGGCCGCGCCGTCCAGTCCGATAAACGTGACGGAACCGGGGTGGAGAAACGCAATTAAATCCTTGGATTTCGCCAGCGGCACGCCTTTTGTAGCTTCCCCGGTGCTTGACTGGGCATCCAGGGCCATCAGCTCAAACGGAAACAGGGGGTTCAGGTCCCGGTCCATCTGGTAGCCGGTCCTGTTGGCCCGGAAAAGCTTTCCGCCTCCGGCCATCTGTCCAAGAAGTTCAGCGTACTGGTTAATCTGTCTAATACGCAATGGTTCCCCTCTTTGTACTCGCCGTAATGCCATAATATTTTACAGGTTTATTTCCCTTCCCCCCAGAACTTCCGGTCATTTATCCAGCCCAGCGGGGACGATGACTGGTATTCTTCGTCTGTCGTGTGGTATTTCCCGTCGTAGTTGATAGACCGGGAAATCAATGTGAAATCAATTTTGCTGTCTTCCGGGAGTTTTACCGGAATGGCATCTCCCTTTTTTCCGGGCGTTTTGGTGGGAACGCCGAATTGCTGGCCGGAACCTACTTTGGACTTTGGATAAGAAATGCGTATCACGGTCTGCGGATAGGCAAAGTGCGTGATTCCGAGCGTCAGGTAGTCGAAAATCTCGCGGGCCATGTCCGAAGTAAGGCTGTCCTTAATATAGGTGTTGTTCCGGGGGTCTTTGAACTGCCCGGACATGGCATAGGCCAGAAGCTTTAAATCGTCATCAGGAATTTTCGATTTTGGGGAATCACCGGACATGTCAATGTACTTTGGCGAGCATTGGATAGGGATATCCACCAGGGAGGTAGTGACGTTGACCGTTCGGCGCACGGAATCGTCCCCGCTGCTTCCGGATGAATCGTCCGGGTCTTCGCCGTAGGTGAATGTCACCTTGGACCACTCCGCATTTTCTTCCTCGCACCTTGATTCCAAAAAGATTGTTCCCGGCATGGGGGTTGCCGGGGGGGTCAGCATAAAGGCCGCCGCCATATTTTTCGGGACCTCAAACACTCTGGTTGCTGATTTTTCATACCGGACTACGCCGTCTTCCGACACTCGTTCGACGGTCATCGTTCCGGGCTGCTCAATGGGTTCCCGCGGTCCGTTGTGTGAAATAGCCATAATTCCTGATTTGCAATGATTGCAAATTTCTAATATCACATTATCCCCACACAACCGAGGACTTTTTCAGGTCGGGGTTGGTATTCGCCTGAATGGCTTCCAGCGTATCGTTGATTTTTTTCAACAAATCCGTGTCCTCGTCCTGATAGGGGCCGGTGGTCTGTTCGTCATAACGGTTCGGGTCCAGATACGCCCCGGCGGAATCCTTGCGCCAGCCCAGTGAAATAACATCCACCCAGCCCTGTCGTGCAAGGGTTCCCGTAGCGGCGGATTTATAGGTTTCCGCCGCGTTGTCAATGGCGGCCTGCCCCGCCGCCCTCCGTTCGGCTTCCACCGAAGCCACGCCGGCTTCCACCGAAGCCACGCCCATCTGCATGGCTTCCTCCCGGCCCATGCCGGCATCCATGAAAGATTTTGCCGTGTCAATAGCCTTGAGCTGGTCTTCATATTGCGTCCGCTGTTCCGCGTTGATAAGCCCTGCGGCGTAAGCCTGGTCAAGATAGAGTTTCTGTTTAAGCACGTTGAGGCTTCGCGTCCGCTCTTCCTCCTGCCTGTCGTATTCCTGCTTGGAATCCCGGAGTTTTTTCTCTTCTTTTTCGTAGTCGAGAATTTTCTCGTAGGCTTTTTGGAGGTTCAGCACATTTTCGCTGGCAAAAATTACCGTGTCTTCGGATTCCCCTGCCGCATCCAGCACTTTTTTAATGTCTTCGGTCCCCCGGATGCGGAAATCGGCTCCAAGCTTTTCCGTCATGTAAGCTCCGGTGTCCGGGCCGGTCAGCAGCGCTTGAACGTCAGGCTGCGCTTCCTGCAATGCCGTCCGCCGCCTGCGCCACCAGAACATCTGCTGGTCTATCCCGGACGCGTACCTGATTTCCGCCTCCTGCAATTTAACGCGGTTGTCCTTAACCTGACCATAACGTTCAGCGGCTCTCCGTTCTTCATTCGCCCGTCTGGCGGCTTCCTGTTCGGCGGCGATGACCGCATCATACTTGGCCCGTCCAGCCGCATTCTTCGTTTCGTCAAGCAGCTGCTCCGTCCACCGGGATATGGTGGCGTCGTCAATGCTGCGGAGGTATTCAAGACGGCGCTTGAGCAAAGCTTTTTGCCCGTCGGAAATAGCCGTGTTATCGCGGAGTTGTTTATCAAGTATCGCAGTCTGCCTTGAGATTTCCTGCCGCAATTCTTCCTGCACGGAGGAAACCGTTCGGTCGCCCCGCGTCCCAGATTCTTCCGACTGGAACAAATTGAGCAGCTGTTTCCGGTAAACGTTTTTAAGGCCCTTGCCGGGGGCGGATTTAAGCGCCTGTGAATACTGGCCCTGCATGTATTTCGCCGTGTCCGCCTCCTTGATGTCGTCGCCCATTGACGCAAACCACTCGCCCAGGGGGCCGGTAATCCATCCGATTTTAGGGATGAAGCTTGCCAGGCCAAGAACGCCGGCTATCCCATAATTAAGCTTGGCCCCCCAAGACAGAGAAGCGTCGCCGGAAAACAGGCCTGTGCTGACCTTGCCCAAAATATCCAGCGCGGTAAGAGTGCCGAGTATTCCCCCCAGCATGCCTCCCACACCCTTTACCACTGACCACACTTTTGAGCCGGTGGAAAGACCGCGTATCGCCGCCCCTGCGGCTGATGCAGCGGCCCCCCCCGCAGCCGCCCCGGCAATTCCGGCCCCGGCAGCTCTGCCAGCGCCTGCGGTAGCAGCCCCGGCGGAAGCAGCCCCCATCATTGCGGAAGAGGCGGCTATCTGTGCCCCTGCGGCACTGGCCGCCGCCCCGGCAGTCGCATATTTGACCGCAAGGCGGTCAAGGGTGGAACCCAGGTTTATCACTGCCGAAGCGGCTGTGGTGATTATTGACGTAAACCCGCCTATGGTTCCAGTAATCCCCCGGACAATGGCGCCAAGAGCGCCAAACACCATTTGGGCGGCTTTGACTGCCGCCGCCAATGCCAAAGCCTTAGCCACAAGGGGGCCGTAGGTTTGCACAAGGTTTAAAACCTGCTTTCCATTTTCGCCAATCCAGACGACAAGGTCTTTGAACGCCGTGACCAGACTGGCGACTACCGGGGCCATTGCCTCACCCAGCTCGGTGAACTGGGGTTTCATTTCCTTGAGCATTTCAATGGCATCCTGCAGAATGGGCGTCAGGGCGTTGTTGATAGGTGCGCCAAATGCTTTTTTCGCCAGAGTAATATTATCTTCCAACGTGGACATCACGCCGCCATAGTTTTTGGACTGCTTTTCCAGCATGCCGTAAAAAAGGCCGCCCTCGTTGGTTACTTCGTTGATAGCGTCTTCCAGCGCGGAAAACCCTACCCGCCCCTGCTCTACCAGCTTTCGGACTTCCATGCTGGTGATGCCGAAATTTTTCGCCAATGTAGCAGTAAGAGGAATGCCGCGGTCATTCAGGCGGTTCAGGTCGTCCCCGTACAGGCGGCCAGCCTGCCGCGCCTTACCGATAAGGGTGGCGATTTCATCAATGCGCTGTCCCGTACCGGCCGCAATATCGCCCAGCCTCCGGAGAGTGCTCATGACAGTCGTGGAGCTTTCGCCGTAGGCCAGCAAAACCCGCGTAGCATTGGCCAATTCCGGAACCTTCATAGGCGTGGCGGCGGCAAACTGCGTGACCTCTTCAAGAAGTGCAGAGCCTTTGGACTGACTTTGCAGCAATACGCCAAAAACAGTATTCAGCTGCTGCATGTTGGATGCGGCTTCCGAAGATTCCCGGATGATGCCCGTGAGCTTGGTGGCAAAGCCCAGCACCGCCACGGCGGCCCCTGTAGCCGCAAGCCCTACGCCGGAAAAGCTGGAACGCAGCCCGTCAGATTCCGCTTTGGCCCCGCGCATGGGTGCTCTCGCCGTATTGATTGTCTGGCCGATACGGCTTCCGGATAATAGCCCGGCTGATGCGGCGGCCTCGGCCAATGCCCTGCTGTAGGCTCCAGCCGTGCCTACCCCGGCCCGCATAGCTGTGGTCAGCCTGTTTGTTGACATGGTGGCGGCATTCTGCGCTGCGGCAAATGTCTTTGACGCGTTTACGCCGCCCGCCATTCCGGAAAGCCCTTTTCCTGACGCCCCAGCCCCGCCAAACATCCCAGACAGGTTAATCCGTGAAAGGGCGGCATTGGTCTTTGCCGCCGCCGCCACTATCAGATTTAATTCCGTGCGCAGTTTTGCCAGGTTTGACTGCGCGGAAGAAATTTCCGCGTCAAAGATAATACGCTCCGCCTGTTGATTCGCCTGGGCCATATACGATAAAGAATAAAAAAGGGTTGATGTAAATCAACCCAGAATGTGTGTGTATGGATTTATGAAGACTCGTAAAACGGGAGATAGCACTCAATGCCCTGCATCAGCATCCATACATGCTCATGGGCAAACGCCTCCATAGCGGGCATCCGGTAAAGGCAATAGTGGAACGTTGTTCCGCTCTGTTTCGCCGCTATGCTGGCTGTGATAAACCACCACGGCGGCTTGACGCTTTTTTTCCTTTTGCCGGGGCCTGACGCTTTTTCGGGTTGGGGGATTCCTTGGCACTCGACCGTTTTCCGTTATTCATCAATTCGACGATGGCAACGGCTATGTCCAGTACGGGGGTTGATGCCGGAAGCTCTTCGGCCATGCGCAGCACCAGACGGTCAAAAGCGTCCCGGTCTTCGGCAATCATTTTCACCAGTTTGTAGGTGTCCTTGAAACGCAGGACGGCCAGCGCCTGGACGGTGGTGAACGTGAACAGGTTTGCCGGAATCTGGCCAAGGTTTTCAACCATGACGAAACTGTTTCCGAGCAGTTCCAGCAGCATAAACGAGGCCAGGGTGGGGGAGGCGACTTTATATCCGGCGATTTCCGTCGTGCCCTCCGTGAGAAACAATTCCGACAGGTCATGGTCGTATTTTTCCTGTGGAAGCATGCGGGAGGGTTCGGAGATGGCGGAGGCGTTTCCTCCGTCCCCCGGAAGCGGGGCTGCCGCCAGCTGCGCGGCAAGTGAAGCAATATCAGATGATGATTGTGCGGCCATAGTAGATTGTGCGGTTGGATGGACGATTTGCAATGATTGCAAATTCGCGGGAAGAATCAAAGTTATAATTGCGGGATGCCTTTTTCCCGGAAGAGCTTTGCCCTGGGGGAATTTTTGGGGTAGCAGTATCTGTCCGTAGCCCCGGCAAGGAAGACAACGTAAGTGTGGTCACAGGCATCAAGCTTTTGCTGGAACTTGTTCCGGGTGGTCCGCAGCAGGAGCAGCGGGGAAAGCATGCAGTCGGGAAATTCGGAAGCAAACCCCGATTCCCCGTGCTTGGCAATAAGCTGCATAACGGCTTTCAGCGACGCCGTTTTATACGGGGGAGGAAGGTTGATGTCGATAACGTCATCATAAAATGTCCAGGCATACACTTTTTTTCCTGCCTTGGTCTCCATGACATAATCGTTTTTCGGGCTTTTCAGCCGATATCCGCATATAGCGAGCATGGCGGCGATTTCCGTGTCTTTCGTATAGACGAAGTGCTGGCCATTAAGGCGCATGGCATCTAATTGCGCCTGCTCAAAAGCAAACGCGGCGGGAGGGGACGAGTTCGGGGTATCGGTCATAACGGCAATGCGCCCTTACTGTAAAAAAACAGCAAGGGCGCGTCAATTTTCAAAGCGTGAAAATTCGCTTACGGTTCTGAACCCGATGCGGCAATGTTCGGATAGAGCACTGCCGTGATGGATGACTTGATGTGGTCCTCATTTGACAGGGACACCTGGCACTGGTCAATAAGCAAGGCCCCGGACATGGCGGACTGGAACGTGTTTTGCATCGTCATGCGGGTAGCAACGCTTGCGGAAGCGTCACCATAGCCTTCGATGGTGACATCCGCGGATTGGTTGTAATAAGTGACAGTGCGGATTTCCCCTTCATGGTCCCGCACTTCCTTTTTGTCGGATTTTTGCGTAAACGTAACAGTCTGCGTTACCAAGCTCATTTCGTCTTTGGGTACGCCCCAAGTAAGCTCGTCTCCAAATTGTTTGTATTTGCTTTCGGCCATAGCAATGTGAAAAAAGGTTCCTCCGTTTGTGTGAGAGTTTGCTAGGTGCTGTATAGCGGGTCAATAAAAATAAAGCTATACAAGCGTACTGTACCGGGAACCGCGCGGAAGGAACGACTGGGACATGTTGACGACAATCAATGACGCAATACTGGATTCGTTGGGGCTTGGGTTGTCGGTCAGCTCAATGGAAAACGGTGATTGCAATGTCTTGCAAAGACGCATGTCGATGAAATTGTCTCCACGGGTCCAGTCCGTCTCCATTGCGTCCATAATCAAGCATTGCCAGTCGAGATGCCCCAGCGCGCAACGGTCGCGGCTCCTGGGGACTTCCGGGCCGAACCAGCCGGAATCAGCGGAGGTCTCCAACTGGAATGTCACGGTGAGCAGGCTGTCCATCGGGGTAAGGCAGGAAGATTCTTCCGTATTCCGGTTTTTTGCCGCCCGATACCCGGAACCCGCGTCGGAGGGCCTGCAACCGAGGGCCGGAACCAGCATCCGAAGCACCGGGTAATCTTTTTTTCCCTGCACCCTGGCCATTGCCGGGAAAAGTTCCAGGCGCAGGCCGTAAAGCATGCGCCCCTTATCCGTGTGCCCGGTCAGACGGTTCAGCAAAACGTAAAGCGGCGCCAGGGCCATAGGCAGTTTTGACGTATCAATGGGTTGAGTGCTCATAGAGTTAAAATAGCCTGCAACAGTCCTTGGCAAAACAAAAAAAGACGGGTTTACACGCGGCCCAAAACCGCCTTCCGGAGATACCGGCGCATTTCAATCCGGAGAAGCTTTCGGGCAAATGGCCGCATGCCTTCCACAATATGTTTTGCCCGGATGCCCTTCACCCGTTTTGCCAATATGTAGTCTTTTCCGTATATGAGTTTCTTTTGCGTGGTGCGCTGTTGTCTGATTCCCCGGCGGTTTCTTCTGGTTGTCGTGATAAATCGACCGTTCCGGAACAGTTCGCGCTTTGATTCCAATGTGCCGCCCTGGGCTGAATAGGCCATAGCGGTTTGACGGTTCAGGGGTATGAACAATTTTTTTCTGACACGCTTCCCGGTGCTGGTGTGCCGGAATCCGCGAGCGCCATGCGGCCTGGTGCCATGTTCCAGATACGACATAACCGGAGACGGGTTTTCCACCACCCATATTCCGGTGGACCACTGCACCGTGCGCCAGTTGCGGCGAAGCTGGCCCGTCCAGCGTTTCGGGGTGCGACGCACCAGCCTTGCCTTGACAATATCCGCGCACTTCTTGGCAACCTCCTTGTCCAGCCGCTGGGGCGACAGGGCTTTTTCCATGCGGGAAAGCGCCCGGCTGAAATTGCCCGAAGCATATCTACAGCGCATCCAGCCCATGAACGTCAAATATATGATGCGGGGGTCCTGGCGTAGCGGTTCAAAAGTTCCTTAGCCTCTTTCGGAATCCAGGTTTCGAGGACGTTTTGCCGTTCGCCATTGATGTCAATGCGTTCGCGGTTGTACTCCCCGGAAAAGGCGGCGGCAATCAACACGGCGGCACGCCGTATTCCGGCGGGCAAATCCAAGGGAGGCTCCTGTGCATTGTTGGAGGATTCCCCGCCGAACGTGCCATAGATGTTGACCGGGTTGACAAGGTTTCTTGGGGCAATAATGCGGGTGGAACCGGAGTACCATTCGACCGTTTGCGGGGTGAGGGCTTCTCCGTGCTGGTCTCCGTCCTCAATGCTTAACAGTTCCCGGACCGGGAACGGAAGCAATATGGATTTTCCGGCAACGCAGGGGGACGGCACGCGGAAAGGGACCGACACCCGGTCAACAGGCTGATAGGTTTTCCGGCAGTACTCGTCGATGTATGCCGTAGCCCGCTCAATGGCTGAAATCAGCTTATCGTTGATGTTGGCATCGTAGTTGCGAATTTCCGCCTGCACTTCGCTGAGTGTGCAATAAGGCAATGGGGTAACCATGACTGAAACAGATTATTTGGTTTGCGGGGCCTTGTTTTTCTGCGAGCGGATACGAATCAGCGCCTGCACCATGCAGCGCTTGGCGGAAGACGACGCGGCGGCGTAAGATTTTACCATCGTATCCAGAGCCGAACCGGAATGGCCGCTGTCCAGGGCAAGTCTGCGGAAACTGGCGACATTCAAATCATGGGTATTTCCTGTCATTGTTTCACCGGCTCCTGTGTCTTGTTTGCGCGTCCTGCCCTCCGAACATTGCGGAGGATTTTTCCGCTTCGCCGTTTTCTTCATTTTCCTCTTCTTCCTGCATTTCCGGTTCCGGCTCTGTTTCCGGTTCGACCGTTTGCGGAGTTTCAGGCGTTGTCCGGTCCACGGTGGACGGCAGGCTTTTCACGGCGGAAACAGTCAATGCCGTCCAGTTGAAATATTTGGCCGCCGCATAGACGGCATCAGCTATGGACAGGGCCGATTTCCGGCTATCCAAAGTCAAACGGATGCCCAGGCTTTCTATGGCGCAGGCAATGTTTTTCAACGTCTGGTGTCCACGGCGTTTCAGCCACTTAAACAAATGGGGGTGGTTCCAGGGGACGGTGCGGAGGTCGTAAGCGGGAGTTCCCAGCGGCTGGACGTTTTCAGGAACGGAATCGCCAAAACTCAATTCAGATACCTGGAAAATCTTAGTTCCGGCAATGGATTCGATTTCGTACTCGTATAAAGATACGACATCCTTTTTTCGTAAGATTCCAAACCGGCCGATATTTTTTGTGGGGCCTAAGTAGGTAGCATTTCTCATGACTGCAACGGTAAAAAAAAAATGGCCAAAATACAAGATAAACCTTTTTCCGGCAATTACGGTTTCACACGGTTAATCGTTTGCATCGTTTTCTGGTAAATGCGGTTCGCCACCAGTTCCAGTTCCGGGTCTTTCCGCACCTTGCCCCATATCAAAGTGATGTACTTAGGCGTGGTGTCGAAAGCCTGGGCTACGTCCATTGACGGATATTTCAAAAGCTGCAATGTCCGGATTAGCACTTTTTTCGGCTTTCCGAGCTGGCTTTTCCGGTCAAGCTTTTCCGTCAGCAGGTTGAGTTCTTCCGCGCCGAGGCCGTAAGCGTCGGCAATGAAATTGGCGCAGACCAGCGCCGGGTGCTGTTGCGCCCAAAACTTGATTTGCTGTGAATTCATGCGGTGGGTGAGATGGAAAAAATTGAAAATCAAAGAAAAAGCCGGAAAGCATACAATGTATGCCTCCCGGCTAAAATACAGATTACAAGTAATCTATGGGGTCACACAGATTTACAGGATAGGCGCACCGTAGCCGAGAATGACCGTAGGCGCACTGGAAAGCGGCTCCTTAAGTTTGAAGTCCCTGCGGAACGAAGCAATCAGGCTGTTGACCTGGCGCTTCTTGTCCACTTCGGATTCCACAGTGAAACCTCGTCGGGAACCGAGAATCAGCGACGGCTTGTAGAGCAGAAGCAGGGAATCCTTGATGTTGTTGGTGTCCGTGGCATCCACAACGCCGGAAGTGTTGGTGGCCTTGATGGCTTCCGACACGATAATCGGGATGTTATAGATGGACGGCACAACGCCGGTAAGGATTCTTGCGACCCCAGGCCCCGCCTTGTCCACGGTCAGCGTTTCATCCAGCCCAAGCATGGTGTTGTAGCCGGAGGCGGACACGACCAGAAGCAGGTCGGAGGGGCGCAGGCCGTATTTGCCCATAGAGGCTTTCATTTTGAGGATGGACGCGGCGGAGATGCCGCCGGTTGCCATGTCAACCTTGCAGGAAGCCTGCGCCAGAGCGAACTTGCGGAGTCCGTCAAACAGCTTGGCGGCATCGTCGGCTGCCGTGATGTCCTTGTCCTGGTGGGTTGCCGCCGTGTCGCCATTGATGATGGCGTTTTCCAGGGATTCCACCGCACCTTTGGCCAGGTCGTCCATGAGCATGGGAAGCACCGGAATGATGGAATCTTCGGCTGCTTCGTAGGAAAAATCGGTGATGCCGATAAGTTTCGCCGTTCTCAGCGTAACGTCGGACAGGCCGATTTTATCCGCAGTCGTAGTAGCCGGGACTTCGGAGCCTTTGCGGTACTTGATGCGGGTGGTGGCAATAGGCAGCGTGTACGGGTCGGTCGGCATCGGGATTTCCTGGGAAATCAGCGCGGCGGCCAACTGGGACTCAAGATACAGCCTGTAAAGCAGAGTGCTGGACAGGTCGGACGGGAAGATGTGCCCGTCGCCAGTGGTGAACACATTCTTCCGGCCCATCCGCAGCGACTGGACGAACTTGGCCCCGGCCTGTTCGGCGGACTTCCGGACGGATTCGGGGATGCCGTCATTGATGTCCGTGGGGACGTTTTTCGCGTCGATAACCTTGCCGGTCATCTTGCAGATGTTCAGAAGCTGGTATTCCGCCACGGACAGGTTGCCCTTGTGGCCGGAAAGCGGCACGTTGATGTCTTCATCAACGGGGTAAAAGTTCTTGGACTGGTTGCGCAGGTTAGCGTTCACAACTTCTTCCACTAGTTTCTTGATTTGGTCCTCGCCCGGTACGGTGGGCAGCTTGCTTTGCAGGCTCTCAATGATAGCTTCTGCGCTGAGGGCGGAAGCCACCGCGGATTTCAGGTCTTCGGGGGCAATCCCCTTCCCGGTGTCCGGAATGTTCAGGCTTTTCGTGATTTCCTCGGCCAGCTTGGACACGTCCATATTCCCGGAGTAGTGTTTCAGGCCCTCGGTTACGGCGTCGGAAATGTGCTTTTTCAGCTCGTCGCCGGTCAGGGGTCGGTCTTCGGTCGGGCCATACTGTGCCATAAAGGCGTCGTCAATAGATAACCCGTCCACTTCGGCCATAGTGGTCAGTGCGGCAAGTTCCTTCTGTTCCTGTTCGGTGAGGGCTGCGGCATCCTTAATATGGAGAGCGGCAAGGCGCTTTTTCTGTTCTTCGGTCAACATTGTTTTTTGTAGCGGTTAGACTGTTAAGCGAAAATGCTGCAATCATTCCTCACAGACAGCCGCCGTACTTTCGCGGATTTCTGGACGCGCTGCATGTAAAAAATACGCATGTGCTTAACGTTTGACTAACAAAGGGGCAGTAGGGCGTCAATAAAATTTGCAATCATTGCAAATTTTTAGTCCACCTCTACTTTGATAATTTCCATGCGCTGTTTGTCCTGTTCGGCCTGCGTAGCGATTGCCAGCGGGCATGATTTCTGCATCTGCGTTGGCGGTTTGGCGCAGGGTGCAGGCTCCATTACTTTTGGGACGGCAACAGCATCCGGCGTGCTATCCAGAATATGGTGCAGGACGGTTTTCACCGGGGGCACGTCTTCCGGAAATCCGAAAAAGGCGTATAAATCCTGCAAGGCATCCGACACGGCAGCAAGTTTCTTCTGGAACTCCAACCGTTCGGTGGCGGAAAGGTCATCAATGCGGGGGTAGTTCCCCTTGGAGTCGGAAAACCGGAACACCTGCGCCCCACGGCGCAAACTTCTGGTGGCGGTTTCCAGGGCATCATGCATGGAATCAATGGCACGTATGAATGCCTGCGGGTCTTTTCTGGTCTGAGTTCTATCAATCATTGCCCCGCCATAGTATCGGCGCGGGCAATCCCAGTAAAGGAAAACCCGCCTCCCGGACCGGCAGAGCGGAGCAGGAAGCGGGTACATCCCGTCAATATTCCTATGTACGAAGCGGAAAATGCTCAAAGGATTGCGGGGCGCCTCCCGGCGTTCCGGTCCCTTGCGTTTCCCTTGTTTATCCTCACATTCCGGCTGACAATCCGGAGCAAGAAAGCTGATTATGAAAAAAATCTCCTGAAATCAAATGCCTTGGTAACTGTGTCAATGTCCAGCGAGCGCACGGCAAAGGTCGCGTCCGGATTGCACGGCACGACAACCACGGATGTTTCATACAGGTAAATCTTTTCGATGGTGGAGCTGTCGTCCTGATAAAGAAAGAGGCCGCCAATGGACAGGGTAGTCAATATGCCCTCGGCAATCTTAAACCGGACATCCCGCACGTCGTCAGCGTTGGAAAGCTGTCCTACCATGCGAAGGCCCTTGGCGTCCGTCTCCACAGAGGTCCACTTGCCTATCGTGTGGTCGGTGTCCATCCAGTGGTCCCGGAGCATCACCGGATTGCGCCTGAAATCGTCCAGCGTCTCATCAAACGCGGAAGGAAGAATCTTATCCCCGGCGCGGTCGGCTTTGGTAAAGTTTTCAAACGTGGAGCCGTAGCCTTCAATGGTGACGTTAAGGTAGTCTTTAACCCGTTCCATGCCCTCGTCCTTTTCCGTGATGGCGATGACCTTTTTGAAAAACGATGACTGCTCCCATGCCTTGGCAGTACCGGAATGCACAGGAAGGTCAACCGTTCCCAGAAGGTCCGCAGGAAGGGTGACGGTAGCATCCGAGAGCATAAGCTCTTTTTTCCCGCAGGGAGCGGCCAGTTGCACCGAAGCCGTGCCGCCGTGAACCGAGGCCACTTTTCCCGCCAACGTTTTGCCTTCCGAGGTTTTCCAGAAGACGATTTTTCCGGTTAGCGGGTCAACCGTTTTTTTTACTATGGGCGCCAGGCGGGCAGGAACTTTTTTCACAACACGAACAAACGGCATACCGGAATATTGCGAGGCGGTGATATGAAGGTCAACAAGAAAAAAGCAACCTGTCAGGGGATTTTACACGCCACTCCCCCGACAGGCTGCCATCTCTCTCATGATTTCAACTGGGCTTTATCCTGTGCGTCTGTCAGGACGGCCCTTACTGTACTACGACCGTTTCCGACATGTCAAGCCCGGCTTTGATGCTGTCCAGCACCAGCTTTTCTGCAGCAAGCAGCTTGTCCGGGTCCTTGGCGGAACCCGCCAGGTCGATAATCATGTCCATGATTTCCCCGGTGATTTTATCGGCCAGTTTAGCGGAAAACACCTTATCCAGAGCGGAGTAAATGCCGGATTTCAGCGTAGCGGAATCGGTGTTCCCGGAATCAATGCATTCGCTCAGCACGGCCGCCACGGTCTTGTACGCAACTTCCCGCTGCGGGGGATTCGGGTCATTCCGCACCCTGGACGACACGGTAATGGAAATGACGGCCTCTTTCGCCTGCCGCTGGGCTGTCACATCCCACACCTGGGAACAGGATGAAATGGCCAGAGCGCCAATTACGGCGGCTGCCGTCGTACTGCAAATAGTAGTAACAGACATGGTTTCGGGATAGCACAACGCGGGGTCAAGTCAATAAAATTGCGGGCCTGACGGCATCCAGCCAATCAAGCCCGCAACCTCGCAATAACCAATATAAAAAGCCGTCAGTCTTCGTCGTCCATGCTTTCGCGTTTGATTTTGTCGGCAATGGACGCAAGATGCTTTTTGAAGGCTTCCTTGGTCATTCCGAGCGCCGACGCATGCTTTCTGAACCCGTCAGCCATGACCAGACGGCCCATCACTTTAAGTTCTTCGTCGCACACGTCGTCCGAGCATGCTTCCCGGAAGCGTTTTTCGATGACCTGCGGACCGTGGCCCTTGTAGGCCAGCTCCTGTAGTTCATCGACGAGCAGGAACAGCCGCCCCATAGGGTTTTTATCCCAGGCATGGCAGCGGTGTTCGTCTTCCGCCTCTTCATTGTCCGCAGAAAACGGGTCATGGGTATGTTCCTCCTTATCTGCTTCCTCGCGGTGGTGCTTACTGCGTATCGCGTCCGATTCCAGGAAGCCGTGCTTGCGGAGAAGTTTCTTGCACGCCTTTAGTATGGCGGTTTCCACTTCCGGAGTCGGTTCTTCGAGCATTCGGACCATCGTTTCTTGGATATGCCGCTCAATATGAGCCTGCACCTCCGCCTGAGTAGGCATGGCGGAACCCATGCCCGGCATGCCTGGAAACATGGGAGGCATTCCCATACCTCCTGCGGCGGGATTTGCGCCCGGCATTCCGGGCATCATATTTCCGAACATTGTCGTCAATTCTCCTTTCTGGCTTGATGTTTAGGGGCGGTAACGCCCCAGGATTCAAAAAGGCCCCCGCCCGGTAAAAGGCGGGAAGCCTGAATTGACGATTAGGCAGTCGCCGTGGAGCTGGTGGTTTTCGTCGTGTTGTTGATAATCTGCTGCAACAGGGGCAGCAGAGTAGCCGTCTGGGCCTGCTGGGCGGCAAACAGTTCCGTAGTCTGCCTTTGCTGGCTGTTTTCTGCGACGATGCCGCGAAGCCGGGAGATTTCGGCATCCTTCACCTGGTCAACCAGCAGCTGACGGGTCATGGCGCCTTCCGCCTGCACGGCTCTCGTGTTCGCTTCAATCAGGCTGTTCGTGTTGCAGAACTGCTGCTGAATGGTAAATCCGAGGTTGGAAATGCCATTGGCAATTTGCGTGCCAGTCTGCTGAATGTTCTGGTTGACGCCGCACAGCCCCTGGTTGAGCTGAATCGTCTGATTCAGGAGGCCTTTTTCTATGCTGCATTCGACATCGCCGATAGCGGTCTTGAGTTCGCAGCAGCACTGCTGCATTTGGTTAGCGAACTGGCTCCCTGCATGGCGAGGTTGTGCTCGATGTTGCAAAGGGCGCCAAGAACAGCCGTCTTAGCGTCGCAGATGTTGGAGTTGACGGAGCCGAAGCCGGAACACAGGTTTTGGTTGACGGCAGTGAAGCCCCCGTCAATTTTAATCTGGTTGGCGCGTGCGGTATCGGCGAGCTGGTCAACGGCCCGCATGATGTTTGCGTCGCCGCATTCAATCCCTTGACGGATAGCGGCTACCTGCGCCCTGATGTCATCGACCTGAGACGCGGTAATCGCTTGGGTTTCTACGGTTCCCACTCCGTTCCTGTTGCCCCACAGGCCATTGCCGCCGAACATGGAGAACGCCCACATTCAGACGAGGTACACAAACGGATTGTTCCAATTTCCGTAGTTATCATTGCTGCGCCCGGAATCCACGGAGGACACGGGCATGGTAAACATAGGGCTGGTGCCGTACATTTTTGTGCTGTCTTTCTATTTGGTTTTTGTCCTGCTTAATTGTGATGCTCCTGAAAACCACAGGAAGTTTTCAGGGTTCCCGACCCTCGCGGGAAGGAACTATTTGACCATAGGGCAAATGACGAAAAACGAAAATAAGGAAAAAGTCTATATAATCATTTTCGGTCCATACAAATGAATTTGCAATCATTGCAAATTTGCCGGTCTGCCGGGTTAATCAGGTATGAACATCAAGCGGCTATGCCCGTAATATTTCGCCGAATCCTCTCCGGCGCCGCACCACCGGGAAGGAGCGGCAATCTGCGCTGACGGATTCAGATACCCGGCCCACCAGCCAAAGGATGACGCGGATATAACCAGAGAGCGACAGCCCATCATCAGGCGGAACGCAGTCAAGGGCGGCACGTCCAGTATGGGAAATTCAGGAAGGATTTTTTTCGCATATTTTCCATCATCCGTGCACAGGATTATTTTGTCCTGATGCTTCCGCATATCAGGAACAGCGGCAATGGCTTTAAGATACCAGTCTCGGTTTTTGACATAGGGTTTATGCGGTTTGCTGGTAAAATAATCGCCGCCCCGGACATGGACAATGCGAAAATCGTTATCGATGCCATCAAACGTCAATAGTTGCTGGATATTCAATCCGCGCAGCCAGGCTACGTCCTGCAACTGCCCGTCAATGATAGAGTTCGTGCCGGGAGGCAGGGGCGTTCCTCTTTTGACGTAAACCGTTTGCGGCGCTAAGGCGCTTGTCTCCCGGTTGAACGGAAAACAGGGCACATGCAGAAATGCATGGAAGCCGATTCCTTTCAGCGGCACGGCATAGGAGGTTATCGCGGCAAAGTTCCCCCTTCCAAAAAAAAACGTCGCCACGGCAATCTGCCATATCTGGTTGCCGAATTGGTTGTTGAGCCAGACAAAGTTCATCGGTTTAGAAGGGCCAGATAGCGGGTGTACAATTCCTGCGGCAGTTGCGGGGCCATGAGCGCCACGGATTCCGGGGACGCATAAAGCCACAACGCCTCATCTTCCGGGCATCCGGAACGTATGGCCTGTTCCACTCCGGCAAAGTCGGCACGGAAATTCCCCCATACGCTGGAAAGGAACTCCGCATGAAGCATGGCATCCTGCTGATGCCCGTCAACAAGGGAGTACAGCTCCCGCCCCTTGGTAATCGTAGGATTGTGGCTGATGTACGACACCAGCCGCGCGTACTGTTCCGGATTGTTCAAATCCAGCTGGGCATCGTAGAAGGTTCCGGTCAGCACATGATAGCCCAGTTTCCGTTCCTGGCCTCCGGGGGTACGCACTTTGACCTGTTCGGACGCAATGGCCCAAAGGTCCTTGGAGTCCATCGGGTCTTTGTTTACAATCCGTTCCAGCCGGACTACCGACGCATCGAACGCTTCCCGGTCTGACGGGTTGGCCGGGGCAAGGTCTTTGGTGATTATCCGGTTCCAGTTCCGTTTCAGCTGCCTTGTCAGCATTTCCGCGCCGCTGTCAGTCAGGTAAAATCCGTATCTGGCCCACGCGTAGGCTCCAACGTCAATGTTGGCCGCCAGTGTGATATATTCGGCCCCGATAGCGTCGTAAAAGTTAATCTGGTTTTGCAGCAATTTTCTCGCGTACCCGTTCCCCTGATATTGCGCCCACAATTCAAAGCTGTTGTGGTGGATGTACAATTTGCCCTGTTCATCCACGCATATGGTGCGCCGGTACAAAAATGACTGCTTTCCGCCTACGCTTCCAATGCAGTCAAAGGTTCGCCCTGCGCGGATGACCAGTTCGGTGGTGTCCGCCAGATTGATGGGGATGTCCTGCAACAAGAGGGATTCCATAGCATCCGGGAGAACCTCGACCGTTCGGAAAAAGTTGTAAATGTCCTCATCATTCGCGTTAAACCTTGTCGCGGAACTGGCGTGATTGCGAATCACCTTGACGGCATTGCGCACTTCTTCCGTGTCCTGGTAGGTCGCCGGAAGCGTGTCAAAATCAAGCACATTTTTAGGCGGCTTTCCTGATGGAAGCGGCCTTCCGATAACCGGCGCCCCGCAGTTTTCCGGGGTAGTCGGCAGCACTGGCGACAATGACCCCTGGGGGAGAATGTCTATAGGGGCCGGGGGCGGTTCCGGCGTGGGAGCCAATGTTACCGGGTTTTCCATTTCCGGGCCAGGGGCCGGTCTTGGATTCAGGAACGGGGCGCTGTCCCCTTCCGGATTTTCCCGCTGCTCCTCAAAAGTCCCGTGGCCGGAATTGCTGCGGGGGTCCAGTTCCGGAGTTGAACCGTCCGACTGCCTGAATGCCGAAGGAACCCAGCACCCGGTATGGTTCGGATGGAACCGGACGTTCATGCATTCGTTGATGGGAACGTTTTGGATATTGCACGTCGGCAGGCCCCGGTAGGTGTAGGTGCGTTCAATGGTTTCACACCCGATAACCGACATGTGCGTGCAGGTCCCTTCCATAGCCGCCTGAATATTGGCAATGTCCGCAGCCCGTCCAAGTTCGGTGCGGACGATTGTGGCAATGCGGCCAGCGGCCAATGAGGGGGTTTGTCGGCGCACGGCGGCAATCGTGTCGAACACCGAGGACCCCTTGTCATGCTCACGCTGGATGATGCGGTTAATCCGGTCCCGGATGGTGTTCGGCACGCTGGTTATCTCCCTGGCGGCCTGACGCACGGAATTGTTAATTGTTGTGGTGTCCGTCCTGTTCACAGTTGACCCAAGCAGTTGCCGCCCCTTGTCCACAACGTCATCAGCCGTGCTTTGCATGTAGGGCTGGACGGCCTCTTGCACGTCCCCGGAAAAATCGTGCAGGACTTCATTGATGATGTTGCCCCATACTCCGGATAACACGGTAGTTTTTCGCTGGTACGTGTGCGGGTGCTTCTTTTCGGACAACTCCGCAATGCCTTCCATGCGGTCGGCAATCTCGTAGAGTATTTTTTCAATCAGGGCTTTCAGCGTCCGGGCAAGCATTCTCGCGTTTTTTGTCGTCGCAGAGCGGTTCATTTTCACCCAGTCCTGCACCAGCCGAACGCCGTTTTCCGTGTAAAAGCTTTCCTGCGTCCAGCCGCCTTCCGGAACCTTGGATTGCCGGTAGGATTTAAAAAGCAGGGCCGGGGAAGCTTTTCTGAACGTTGCGGTGCGTATGGGCGGCATGGCGGGTATTTTTGCAATGATTGCAAATTTTCAATACCACGGAAAAAACGCTATTTCCAGTTGTTTTCCGTGTAGATGCTGGTGGCCAGTTCGTCAGCCGGGTACAAAAGCCCGATATACATGATGACGGAGTTGTCAGGCCGGGTAACGGCATTAAGCCGGACATACCAGTCGCCTCTGGATATGTTGTTGCTGTTGATGACGCGGACTTTCGTCCGGGTGGACGAGCCTGTTTTCACAGCGGTGCACAGGTTGGCCGTCACTCTGGGTTCGTCTTCGATATAGACGAATTGCCGCCAGTTCTGCCCTTTCAGGTCTTCGGCCCTGACCGTTTCCACCAGCTGGCATAAAGCGTCCGTGACCAGCACAATGTTCCCGGTTTTATCCAGCTCGAAAATCAGGGACATGGAGTTGGTCGCGGAATAACGCCTGTAGGCTTCCAGCCGGGCAACGGCATCCTTGACGGTGGAGTCGTCATTGAGACGGAGTTCGGATTCAATCTTTCCTATCCGATTCAGGATTTCGGCTACTTTATCGTAAAGCCTCCTGTCCATTTCCGGCTTGTGAATGAATACCAGATAAAGGTACTTCCGCACCCGCTTGAAAAAAAGGGCAATGGCCCCAAGGGCGGTGATGGTGGGGCCAATGCAGTCCACGGCCATCCGCAGGGTTTTTATTGTCGTTTCCCAATCCATAAGTTCACGACGCGCGTTCAATGCGGGTGGCCGCCGCAACGAGATTTGGTGAATCCGGTCACGACCGTTCGGGCGCTTTCTTCCAGCGACTCTCCCATACCCATCCCGGACAGTTCCATAGGAACCAGATTCGATTTGATGAAATACTGGTCAAGATAAGGGTCGTCAACTCTGGACAGGCCGCACTTTTCCCGGAGTTCGTTCGGGGTAAGCGCCCCGGATTCCAGCAACGGCTGGTTTTCCTTCACCATCTGCTCAATGTCCACGAGGCCAGACATGTTATAGTCGATTTTCAGGGTTTTATCCCGGTAGGCGGGTGTCAGCCCTTTTTCCGAGTTCAATTTGCCTACAAGAATATCGGCCAGCGGAAGGCATGCCTGTTTCCGGAACGCGATAGCGTCCTGCTTGGATGTGGCGTAGTTGGCCGCGTCCTTGATGCCCGCAACGGAAAGGGGAACCCCGTGATTGATGAATATCTGCTCAACGCTGGTTTTGTCCCGCTCAAGGCTTTGAAGCTCGCTGTTGGTCATTCCGAGCCGGGTATAGCTCCATTTGCCGGAAAGGAACGCCGTTTTTCCCGCGTTTTTCTTCCCCTCGTATTTGGAGCGGAAGCTCTCCACGGCATGGTCAAATTCCTCTTGTGAAAGCAGGTCGGAATCATTACTCAATACGCCGCTGATGACAGCCCCATTGGAGTACACCCGCTTTTGAAGCTCATCCCCGGTGATGAAGGATTCGTACAATGACTTTGACGGCTCAATATCCCCCAGACCAAGGATGAAAGAATTGGGGTGGGGCCTCCGGAAATGGATGATTTCTTCCGGAGCGTATGTAATGCACAGGCCATTGACCTGGTATTGGTATTCCTTGATTCTGGAAGTCTGGTCAGGGATGATTTTGACGTACTGCGGAAGCAGGGGAATCAGTTCCAGGGGCTGCCCGTACCCGTTGACTTGGTTTTTCAGCCAGTACGCGTTGCCGGTCAGTTTGATGTGGAATACCCACTGATAGATTAAATCCTCCCACGAGTCCCACTCATTCGGCTGCGCGATTAGCTTTGCCAGCGGGTGGCGCGTGCTGTCAAGGGGCGTATCGGAGCCGGATTTGACAACCTGGAACGTAGTTGACACCAAAACATTAGCCACCAGATTGCAGGCTACAAACGTAGCCCATACCTGGCCGGTCCCTGTTTTGATGTACTTTTCATAGCTGTCCAGGGGGTCCACCCGGACATGGTTCACCAGGTCGATATACCGGAGGTTTGTCCGGTCCCCGTCAATGCCGTTGCCGAGATAGGACGCGAGTTCCATGAGGACCGACCGTTGGCGGGAATCCAGACTGTTCCATGCTACGGACAACCGCTGTTCGTGGCCTTTCCGCCTGAAAAGAGAGGGAAGAAATCTCATGAAAAAATAAAGCTGTTCTTACGCTTGACTATACCGCCGGAGACAGGCCGGACAAGAAAAACAATGGTTTGCATCTCCATTCTATTTCAAGCAGTAAACGCCTTCGGAGTTTTTGACGAAAGTTTCCGTGCCCCATTTGTCCCATTTAAGCACCAGCGTATTGCCGTCAAATTCCTTGTAGCCGGCATGGTCAATGTTGTGCAAATCGGTGGCCCTGCCGTTGAACAAACGGAATGTCCTGTAGTTCCTGCCGCCCCAGTCCGGATGGTACAGGCATACGGTCCATTCCTGTTCCAATTGTCCGAGGCGGGCGTTTTTCTGATAGAACTCGTTTTGGTACAGGCCGCCTCTGGTGACGCTCGAACCGTAGCCGGTAGTGATGAGCTGCGGACGCACGGAGGAATCCGGATTGCCTGCCGCCAGCACGTCATAGCGGTTGACGCCCCCGTTAGCCTGGATGATGCGGTGAATCAGCGCGTCTTCGACAAATCCGGCCAGCACCACATGCCACGAGTTCATGAACGGGTAACGTTCCGGGGTGAGCAGGGACGGGTCAGCCTCAATGGCGTAAAGTTGCCGCATATCCTCCCGCGACATGCAGAGGGTGTTTCCAAGCATGTTGAAATTGTTTGCTGGAACCCGGTCAAAGAACACTCCGTTCTGGTTCGACTTTTGGGCAATCAGGCACTGGCCCCCGGAAAACCAGGAACCGCAGTAGTCCCCGTTCGTCTTTCTGGTGCTGGCGGCGGCCTTGGCTACGTCCTCAAGGTAAGTCGGAAAATAGATGTCGTCGTCGTCAATTTTGCAATACAAGTCAAACTGCTCGATGTCAAAGCCCCGGTAGCAGTCAAGAATGTTGTTGAACTGGCTCTTGTTAGAATAGTACGCCAGATGGAGCTTTCCGGCCTCAATCTCTTTGGCGAAAAGCGGGCGGATGCAGGTGTCTATGTCCCGTTCGGACAGGCCCTTCACGGCAACGAAAATATGGCAGTCGTAGGTCTGGTGGAGCAGGGCCAGAATCTGTTTCACAAGGTCGTTCGGGCGCTTGTAGGACGACATCAGGGCGGCAATCTTGGGGGCGCTGGCGGTATTGGTCATGTTGCGGAGGTTATATGCGGCCTCCAATATAAAAGACCGCCCGTGACTAGTCAAACAGACTTAACCACGGGCGGCCTATTGTTGTTCTTCTTGAGACCCGCTTTTTAATCCTCGTCAGGAAGCAGCTTGGCCATAATGCGCCCGGCCTCGATAAGAATCAAGTCCTTTTGTCCGGAAACAAGATAAGTGCCCTGCGCGGGGCTGATATAAACAACGTCGTGCAGGTCCAGATGGCAGATATCCGCGTCAACGGCAGTACCCAGAGCCACGATTTCCCCCCAGCAGTTTTCCTTTTGGGCGGAATCGGGAATAATGATAGAGCCTATGCGGGATTCGCGCTCTTTCAGCCTGACAAGCACTTTGTCCCCGATAGGGCGCAAATACCGTATGGGGCGTTCCAGGACTGAATTAGCGGCAGGCATCTTTGTTTCCAGTTTGCAATTTTCTTTATCCATTGTATTCAGGGTTATTCGACAATTTTCCATTTGGCGTTGATGTCGTCTCCCCAAAATATTATGGACCTCCATTCTGGGGTTCCATCTACGTCGGCATTTGAAAATTGGGGATTCCCGTCAACCAGCCGGTATTGAAGAGTACTACCATTGCGTATCCGTTCCAGTATTTTTCCTTCGCCCATCAGGCGCACCGCCTCATGGAAAGGAATGTCGTAGGATCCTTCGGCTGCTTCAACTAATTCCAGGCAGGAATAATTTGCAACGCCATCAGTAAGGCGGCACAGGCCATATGCGGTTTCATTCTCCGTCACAGTGTAGATTTTATCATACCGCAACCCTTCCGGGGCCTCTCGGCCTCTGTAAATAAGGCGTACCTTGTCCCCTTTCCGGAATCTCCTGTTGGAAGCAGGTTTAACCTTTTCCAGCTTATCCGGGGAAAACAGTATATTACGCCCATAATCCATATGGGTATTAAGCCTTACGGAAACGGAAGCATTACCATCATCGGGGTTATATTCTCCTACGACAATTCCCCGGACTAGTACCGCTGTACCCGGTTTGTAGTGATTTTTAGGCATACGTGTTAATGATGTCGGTGGTAAAATCAAGCAGTTCTTCGGCCTGGTTGTACTGGTCTTCCGGGTCTTCGTCATCGTCCAGCCCCCGGTCCGTCACCTGGAAGCGGCAAGTCAGGTCAATCTGCAGATAGCCGACCGTTTCCGTTACGGTTTTGGTGTCTCTGGCCAATCCTTCGTTCATGGGTTTCAGGCTAAGCACATTGATGTGGCACACGGGCCTTTTATCCTCGATGGATATCTGTACGGCCAGATAAGGGCATTCCCGGTGGATGGTGGCTGCGGCGGACAGGGCGGATTGGTACCACACATTGGCCCGGCGGCGGTCCTTGGAGGAAGGCAATGCTTCCAGCAGGCTTTCCAGCGTCCGGCAGGTGTCTTTTGTAATCATGTTAGTATGGATTGTTATGGTTGGTGTTGTTGGTTCCGAAATTTGCAATGATTGCAAATTTCAAAAAGGTTTTTTATTCGGGTACGGTTAATTATCGGCGAGATACTCGTGTACGGGCTGGCGGGGCCGGATTGTCCCCGTTTTCCTTCCCGTTGACAATGGCGGGCTTATCCTGCAAGGCGGCAGACAGGGCAGCCAGGGCAAGCTGCGCCTGCGGTCTGGTCATATACACCATTGTGCACGACTGGCCCGGAGCCGCATGCAGGAAGGCCTCTTCCGGAATCTGTACGCAGATTGCGCCGTTTCCGTTCGGGACCGGGTACGCAACAGGCGTTCCCATGCCCCGTTCCGGCAGGTCCACGGCATTTGCCGCTTCTTCCGGGTTTTCTCGGAACGTCCATGCGATGTGGTCTGCCGCCCCTTTTTTCCTGCCGGATTCCAGCAGCGGCATGACGGCCGCCACACACAGGAGCTTGGGCTTTTCTTCCGGGGTGTCGTCCCACACTTTGAATGTCAGCGGAATGTTGGCCGTGGAATCGGCGGCGGTCATGAAAATGCGGTATTTTCCGGAATTAAGGCAGTAAGCGGGAATGCTGTACGCAATAATGTCGGCTATGGCGGCCAGCCTCCGGGAATCGTAATATCTGTCGAGAATGCTCACAAGGGGGAACTTCACTTTTTCCGGTTCCGATTCCTCCCGGTAGCTGTAGGTTGCCAGCTGTTTCATTTGGGCCAGATGGCGCATGGAAAGCCGGTGTACGATTTTTTTAGCTCTTGCGGAGTTATCCAGGTGCGTTTTCAGCATGGCATGGATTTGAACGCCGCTTTCGCCAGTGGAATGGACGCTCAGAGGGCAGGCGTCAAGGTAGCGCGACCGTTCGGAATTGTAGTATATCCCCTCCGCAATGTCGGTCCCGGTGAAAATGGCGGCGGCAGAGGAAGCGTCGGTGGCCATAGCGTAGCCTCCGTGTACTGTCACACCCATCAGCCAGTACCTGGGTTCCACTCCGGGAGCCGTCACCGGGTTCACGGCGGTTAGCGGCATCAGGAGATTTACCGGGTCAATATCGATGCCGGGGAAATACATGAACGAATCGCCGCCCCATTTTAATTCCGGGACGACTCCCGCCTTAGCCAGCGCTTTCGCCTCTTTAGCTGATAGTGTCGGAGTGGTGGATTGTGTCAGTTTATTGGCTGCCATTGTCAGGCAGTCTTTCGTTGCAGTGGTTGTCTTCATTCGTTTACAGGGTATTCACAGGTTGGATGCGGGCCGTCTATGAGGCCGTGAAATTCATAAAATATACGGTACTGTATGACAAAAGTGGACCATTTCATCCTCTGGAACGGGTAGCGAGGATGCCTGGAAGTAGCGTTCCACGGATAGCCTACACTTACCTCCGTATCATCGTCCGGGTCTTTGCTCTCGTCCAGATACATCCAGCAGATTTCCTGGGGGTAGCATTTGAACTCTGACCACGGGTTGGACCATTCTTTAAGCCGGGTGCAGGCAAATCTACTCCTTCCTTCCGGGTCCACTTCCCTTCCGGGGACAGGCAGCTTGGAAAAACTTATTGTTGGAGATTTTGCAGAGGTCAATTCCACGTACTGGTAGCCGTAGAGGTCAAATTGCTCCGGGGTTATATTGTAGAGACTTTTAACTTCTTCCCCTTTTTTCTCGGTGTCATACCGGTACAGGTGCAAGTCGAATGTTCCTCCTATCCGCGGAATACCCGCAAGGACGCAATAGCCTTTTTTACTGCGCTTATGGTAAACGGGCGTACCCTCAAGACATAGGCTGGAAATGGTGTTTCTTATCCGTTGATAGGCGCGTGTCGTTTCCAGTATGAACGCTACCGGACCAAGCTTACGTTTCATTTTTTAGGGGGGGGGAGTGGAGAAGAGCGGAGGCGCCTATTACTGCGCCTCCGCAGGCAATCACGTTACTAATCCAGAAGGGTGTTCAGCATGTCGCAGTATGATTTCGCCAGAACCTTGGCTTTATCCTTGCCCAGAGCGGCAGAGGAAAATACGACCAGTACCTTTTGGGCCGCGTCCATAATGGCGTAAGAATCCGCAACGTTTTTTACTCGATACTTTTTATTGCTTTTTTCCATTGTAGTGCAGGTATGTTTCAGTTTTTTTCTTCTAAAAGAGAGATTCGCTTTTTCCTCCCTTTGATGCCTTCATCATACCTTTCTTTTTAAAAATTGCAAGATAAAAAATCAGGATTGCCGAAAAAAATTTGCAATCATTGCAAATTGGGGCGGAAGATACGGACATCAGCGCAAAAAAAACTCCCTCCCCTTAGAGCGCCAAGGGAAGGGAGAAACCTAGAAACATCCTGTCAGGAATGCTCCAAAACAGGGGTAATGTACAGGGACGGATATGCCTTTGTCAAGCGGTTTTGTCCGCAGGCCACAGCTTTTCTATTTTGGCGGCCAGAGCGCACACGGTATCGTTGTAGTACCGGTACACGCGATTTATCCGGCGGGGGAGCAGCAACGTTTCGCTGGGGTACTCTTCGTAGGCCCGCATGGGGGTTCCCGCCTTGTACAATCCTTTTACGTCGTCGGAAGCCCGGTAATCATACTGGATGCGAATCTCCCACAACCGGGAACCGCACAGCTCATGCACCAGATTCCTTCCGGCCAGCAGCGGGGCAATGCAGGTGATGTAAACCGTGCGCCGGTCTTCCGGGAGCTGGTCATGCAGCAGTACGGCTATGTGCGCCGCCCGGCGCATGTTCTCCATGATGTCCTGGTCGGAAAATCCGAGGTCGCTGTTCAATCCGTCCCGCATGTCGTCGCCGTCGAGAAGGATGCCTGGATGCCGGTTCATCAGGGTTTTTGCCACAGACGTTTTTCCTACGCCGCTTTCGCCGGTGAGAAGAATAATCATTGGATGATGGTGTCGTGTTGCGTGTTCTGATTTTTGAGGACTGCCGCCGTAAAAATGAAAAGATGCCTTTGTGCTTCTTGCAGGGTCGTCCCGGACTGGACGGAATACCTGCATTCCGGGCAGGAATAATAGCAGCCGTCCTTTCCGGCGCTGTAGCAAAGGTTCTTTCCGCAGACGGGGCAGTCGTGGGGCCGGTAGGGGATGGCTACGTTGCTCATAACATTTGGGTTTCCCACGGGGTTACTGTTCCGACTCCGACCGTTCCCAGCTCCGAGTCGCAAATCAGGAAGCGCACGGGGTCCAGATACCGGACAGGGAATTGCAGGTAAATGTGCCGTATCAATGGGGCGGTCTGGAAGTCGCTTTCCCTGGGGATGGGGTCTAGAACGGAGCCAGCCTCTCCGAGTTCGACCGTTCGGTCGGGAAGCTCTGCCCGGAGAAGGGAAACCGGAGTGAGCCGGGAAGCGCAGGGAAGCCAGATGACGGACACCCTGTGCCGGACATCAGGCGTATCGAACGGCTCCTGCCGGATGTAGCCAAGCCAGGATGCCGTGGGATGGACCAGCTTATCTTTGCCGCCCGCCAGGGCACGCCGGATAACCCTTTCGGCAGTTCCCGGAAGCCGGTTGTCAACACCTACGTTGTAGCAGTATTCCCCGGTGCTGTCGCAATGGCTGTAGAGGGTGGCGAGCTGGGGCACGCCAAGCACGCCTGCGACACCTTCCAGCATCCGGGCATATGCCTGGCTCGCCTCAATGCGGGAAGCGTCATGGATGACAATGTAGGCATGGGCCGCAGACAAGCCCGCGACAATCTCCGGAAGGAACTGCACATGGCCGGGGCAGTCCACAAAGACCAAATCGCAGGTTTTTCCGTCCCGCTGCCACTCTTCGCCCCAGGTGGTGATGAATGAGGTTGCAATGGTTTTCCCGGTCTGCTGTTCTACACACAGGGCATCCGGTTGGACCTCCATTCCGTTCAGGTGTTTCGCGGCGTTGGCGATAAAGGTGCTTTTTCCCGTGTCAGGGATTCCGCACACGGCAATGATGATTTTTTCACGTGGCATGCGCTACGTATTACCATTGTTTTTTCTTTTTTGCAAAAAATTATTCCGGGCTACAAATCGGAAACCCTTGAATAAGTTTCCGCGTCCTTGATGCCGGGGGTCATGTGTGCGCTATTGTACCAGGTCCCATAAAGCACATGGTTAATCATGCTGGACGGATCGCCGCAATCGCAAACGCCCTTTGGCAGTCCCTGATGCCAGCCTACCCATTGGCGGTCATGATGCACTATATTTTGAACGGTGCTTTCCAGCCCCCACCCGGAATCGGAAGCATGGACTGTCCTGTACGTCTCCCGGCACGCATCCAGCATGGCATCCAGGAACAGGCAGGAATCGTCCCCGGAGGCGTAAAGCACTCCGTGATTGTACATCCAGCCGTAGGTGATGGCATTGTAAAAAACAGTAGAAGGCTCCTGTTCGCAGACAGAAACCGAGTAATCATGGAAGGCTGCCGGACGCTGGATTTTTACGTCTGTGTCCAGATACCAGCCGCCCCATTTTTTCAGGGCGCACACCCGCGCCATGTCGGTCAGGCTCATGATGCCCCCGGTAGGGTTGAACGGGATGCCGAACTCATCCAGCAGGGCCTTGCATTGCCTCCCGTTCAAGCAGCGGTACGGAAGGTCGAACCGGTTACAGTAGGCCCGCACCCCGGACATCCATTCCCGCATTTCCTGCGGTATATTATCTTCTCCGCCTATCCAGATTTGCGTGATGCCTCCCGGCTTTTCAGGTTTTTTTTCCGGCTGGGTGAACGGGTCATCCGGTATCATGGCAAGAGCGGAAAGGAAAAAATGGAACTGTTAGCAGAATCCCTTGCGCCGCAGCATCTCCATTGCGTACGGCGCGGAATTGTCCTGTGATTTCCGGCATGCCCGTTCCGGCACGCTGGTATGGTACAGCTCCTTGATGATTTTGTCGATACTGTCAGCGTCGGAATCCACCGGAGTAGTCACCGGCTCGTCTCCAAGGGAGCGGTAGCGTTTCCCGTTTTTGGCAAGGTACAGCGGGCAGACAGGAAGCAGGTGCTTTTCCGTGTACTCCCATACGTCCCGCTCCGACCAGCTCAGAAGGATATTGACGCGATAGTGCCCGGAACCGGGGGACTGCACATCCAGCCCATCCAACGGGTAGAATCCGGGGCAGTTGCTTACCGGGTCAAACGTGCCGTCGGCTTCCCGGTAGGAAAAATAACGTTCCTTGGCGCGAGAACCCTCTTCGTCGCGCCGGATGCCGGTGAACAGAAAGTCAATATTTCGCTCTTTCAGCACCTGCACCAATACGTCGGTTTTCAGGGTCTGCGTCAACTTGAGCACGGGGGTGTTATCATAGGACATGCCGGAACGGATGGCCTGGTTATTCTGGCAGCGCACGTCATGAGGGCCGCCGTGCCGGATGCCGAAAAAAGCCTTCATCCCGGTAATGTGCTTGTAGAACGCCGGGAATTCAAAAGTGGAATCAATGTAAATAACGTCGATGCGGGATAAATCGACGTGCTGGGAGAGCAAGTGCAGGACAACGCCGGAATCCTTGCCGTAGGAGCAGAGGATGGCCGGACGCCGGGCTTTTCTCAGGGCGAGGTCAATCAGGTGGTGGGAGTATTTGATGAACTCCGGGGCGTCACTGGGCGGATAACTGGCGAAGGGCGTAATCATGCTGGTATCTGGCGTAAAGTGCTACATCCTCGGCATACAGGGCCTTGATGCGTGCGACCTCTTCCGGGCTAGGCTGGTAGCCTCCATAACGGCTGGTATTATTGTGATTGTGCGTAGAGTAGTCAATTTTTAATCTGTCCAGGACGGAAAAATCGTTCCGTGGGTCAATGAGCAGTTCCGGGATATGGCCGGGGGCCGCATGATAGACCTGCGGAGACCAGTGCGGGTCAAGCACGGCATGGTTGTATTGCGCCACCCTCGGTTTTTTTTTGATGATGTCCTCAAGCACGTCCAGCATCAGGGACACGGTAACCTGCTGCTGTACCAAGTCCGGAGGGATGCCGCACACACAGGCCACCCACTGGATGCCGGACCAGATGTTGAACTGCCCGTTGGCGTTTTTAGGGCAGGACTGCGGCCCGAACTCTATCTTATTTCGGAAAGCGGACATGAACCGGGCCACCGGCTCCCTGACAAACATGCAGTCCAGATTTTTCGCGGGGTAGTCATTAGAGTCAATCACCACCCGACCGTTCCAGCGGGAGCGGGAGTCCCAGGCCAGCGTCCAGCCGCATTTCTGCGGAATCAGCACGCGGCGAAGGCCCTTGACCGGATAGGTAAAAACGCTCATAGGCTGGTGCTGCAGTTTCAATCCACGCACTCATGAGAGTGCGAAAAAAATTTGCAATGATTGCAAATTTCAAAAAATGGAATCAATCGTCGCACAGGGCGGAGTACAACGCCATTGATGCGCTGTCGGTGAGCCACAGGGCCGGGTTGTCTTTAGGGGTCAGCAATCTCAAGGCCCCTGTGTCCTTATGCCGGCACTCCATGCGGATGGCAATGCCGGGGACGCGCGTTGATTCCTGTTCCCCGGATTCCGATTCCACTGTCTCCATGCGGTAGGAGAATGCAGCCCAGAACTGCGTGCAGTACCACTCATCGCTCAACATAGTAAATCCTTTGACAATAGACGCGAGTGTTTCCCGGTGCTGTTCCGGGATGTCGGAAAGGCGGTAGGAATCGGGCTTGCTCCAACTATCGGATTTTTGCCCAATGCAGTAAATAGTGCCCTTGCTCCAATCCGGCGGAGCATCAAAAATGCCGAGAAGACTAATCATGCCGCCAACATAGGGCTTCCGGGCGGAAAAGAAAGAAAAAACATGCTGATACGGGGGAAGAAATGTGGAATATGGTTGACAAATAACGCAGCCGGCCAGCACATAGAGCTACCCCGGCGAACCGTTTGCCGGACAGACAACCCCCACCCATAGACAACATGGAACCTAACATCAGACTACAACCGCAGGACACCTATCTTCTTGTCAGCAAACTTGACCAGCTGATACGGGTGTGCAGTAAAATATCCAACATGATAATGGCAATATTTATCATCAACATCGGCATTGCCCTTATCTACTTTATTGCCGTTGTCCTGATGGGCATCGGTGCGGCGGCAGCATCCAGATAAGCAAAAAAAGGCTTTAATCAGCCGCCCTCATATCGGGGGCGGCTGAATTATTTCCGTTTCAGTCGGAAATACCGGGACGCTCCGCCGGGGCATATATCGAAGCGATAAACTCCATAAGCAGGAGCATGGAGGGAGATACCTGCCGCGCTCCTTTCATCCATTCCCATACGGTTATTTCTTTTACTTTCATCAGTTCAGCCGCCTTTTTCACGGCGGCGGGCTTATCGGGAAGGCGATAATCCGCCTGCACCCAGCTGACAAACTCCCCGACCGTTTTCGGCACTTTCCGGGCGGCCATGAGGCTGACATCATACACCAATCCCTGACTGCCGCCGTCAATATCCCCGGAACGGGTTAGACGGATTCCACGGCGGGAAAACTCGTCAACAATAGCGCTGTAAATCCGGTCAACAACAGATTCCTTTACGCCCGCCGTGTCAAAGTAGATGGCGAGGGAATCCGCCTCGGTGGAAAGCTCGGCATCGTCCAATCTGGAATCATAGGCGAAAAAGGAAATATCGTCAGCGTAATACTGGGGCGTTCCCTGGTAGCTCCATTCCGTAATGGGGCGTATGGCTTCCAGAACGGAAGCGGCGGTGGATTCAAAGGTTTCGACGGAAATGAGAATGTTCATATCGGAGTAGTTTTTGTGATGTAAAATAATTAGCGGACTTCAACGCGGTCGGCGTCCTGGCTCCAGTTAAGGTTTTCCGGGTCCACCTCTTCGCCTTTTATTTCCGTGAACATCATGAAGATTTCCACGGGGTTTCCGTTTTCGTCATATCCGGGGGCGGAATATTCGGAGACGTATTCTTCTCCTTCTTCCGCTTCCTCGAAACATCCCAGGAACTCGCGGCTGGTAAACTCCATTTGACGCGTGGCATAGTAGGTCTTGCCCTCAAACTGATAGCTGCCGAACTCGCGTTCAAGATGCGTCAGGTTGATTTCTTCGCCGTCTTCCGTGATGATGATTTTGTCTGCGCTCATTGTCTTTTATCCTTTCCAGTTTTTGATTTATTCAGCGTAATGGCGTTTGCTGTTTTAGTCCCAACCTACAACCAAGTTGTATTCTTCCGCTTTTTCAAGGATGCTCCTTACATCATCGAAATCTTTATCCTCTTCGGAGACATTGCCGCTGACAAATCCATGTCTCGTGCCGTGGGCTTCCCGCACCGGGCAATAAAAGTTGTAGGTCCTTCCCTCTTCATCATAATTTTTCACCGCTTCTCCGGCGACGACGATTTCGTAGTAATTCAGGGTGAAGATTTCTCTTACGTTGTAGGTCTTATCGGCGTTCATTGTTTTGGTCTTTCTAATTCGGTTTTTTGTTTTGTGCTTTCGGTTGGTCCCTTACCTCCCGTCAACAAAGTCAATTTATCATTCAATGATTAGAATTGCAAGAAAAAAGTGAGAAAAAATCTCCTTTAAAGAAACTTTTTTTATTAAAATCTCCCGCAGATATGACAGAAGAACATCCAGACACCACAATGATTTCCGGCATGGAAAGCCTGCTGAAAAATGCGCGGATTTGCAGAGAGATTATCCGGTCGCAGCCGAACAGGCCGTATGAGCACTACTGGAAAGAGTTTTTGAAAACCCAGCAGATGAGGAACGCGCTACTGGGGGATTCCGGCAACCGGGACAGGCGGGAAGAGTAAAAAAGAGAGGAAAAGGAAAATTTGCAATCATTGCAAATTTGTGCACCTACCTTTTTCCAGTCAGTCCGGGCTTGTCGCGCCAGTAGTCCGCTGCCGGAACAGAGTGTTTGCGCTGCCAGTCCGCCAGCCTCTTTCCCGTGCTGTGGGGGCGTTGAAGCATTAGGTTGATGCTGGTGTGCCACATGGGCACGGTCCCAATCTGGGACAAATAAGATAGGAGCACGTCAATGGGCAGATAATAATCCCGCATGGCGTCGATGACCGTTTGGCGGACGTGCCTGCGGATAATCAGGGCGTGGGTTTGGCAGTAATATTTCGTGAAAGGAATGCTGGAGATTCTGGCCGCCTTTTTCAGCGGGACAATTTCCAGGGGCGCATGGTTCCGCCAGGTAGGCTCGTTAAATGTTGTGGCGCGGCGGTACAGGCGGATAATGCCGATTTCAGGATGCCGGGAAACCGCTTCCCGGCAAACACAGGAAATATCGTCAGCGGACACAGGGGGATAAGATGCGGGCACACAGTCCGACTCTCCATATATAGTGAGGTCGTCCGCATCCATGTACGTTTCCAGCATCGTTGCAAAGTTGGCGCGGAGCGCATGGACGTGGCCGCACCAGGTGTAGCCCAGTCCGTCTGATAAATAGGACGCAGAATGCCCCAGGCTGGGAATGTGTTTGACTTTGTTCCGGAGGCCGGACGTATCATTATTGCCCAAAAAAGGATGGACATGGTAGCCCAGTGCGGTAAGTTCGTCTTCGCCTTCCAGCATTTCCCCCGGTGTGTAGAGCAAATAGGCGTGCATTTCCGATTTTTTTCCTTATTTATTTACTTCCATAGGGGGGGGTAGGGCCGCATGCCTTTACGCATCCGCGCCTGCGCGCGATATGCCCCCTCCCTGCATACATACACTGCACATATACATGTTTTACACGTTTTACACGTTTTTTCCGCGCGTCTCATCATTTTATTTCATCTCGCCACCCGCAATCAGGCGGGGAACAGAACGGGCATGTACCACATGTACCATTTGATGATTAAAAAGACGAGTTCCGTGTCGTCCAGCTTCTGCTGCAGGTGTTTGTTCCAGCTTCCGGAATCCCGGAGCCGCAGGAGATAGAACCAGACGACAATTACGTTCATCTGAATCAGCCTCCACCGGAGGCTTTCGTTGTCCTGCGCCGAAAGCATATATCATGATGAAGTGCATGCTGTGCGGTATTGTATGCGGGGGGGGCAGGGGTCAAGCTCCGAATGGGCCTGCTGCGGATTCCGCGTCGTCCGGTTTCCGGTCTTTGGATTTTTCCCCTCCGCTCAATGAACGCTGGGCTTCCCACATTTCCAGAAGGACGCTTGTCAGGCAGGCGAGATTTAGTACTACTTTTCCGTATTCGATTGTTCCGGGGGAGTAGTGGTGCGGGTCGTCCACAGCTTTCTTCCCGCCGATTTGGGCCAGGGAGGTTATCTTGGAAACAATGTGGTCGTACCGGGGCTTGTCGGAGAGGTGCAGGCTTCCGAGCATTTGCAGGAGGTCGCTTTTGTTCTCCGGCTCCATGATGATTATTTTGTCTGCCCACAGAATATCGCTGATTCCCACCGGGCGCGACTTGTGGCTTTTCAGGCTCCCCTGGGAGACGGTCTGGAAGGCCCGCTGAAGGGATTTGGGCACGCGCTGCTCCTTGTCAACGTGCAGTCCCGCGTCACGGACCTCATAGGCGTCTCCGTAGGGGGAATTCCGGATGAATTCCGCAACGAACGGGCTGCGGTGCATGTTGCTGTGGCATAACACTAGGATGTTGTCTTTCATAGGCCTGCAATTATAGGCGGAGGGGGGATTGCTGTAAAGTAAATCAGTCGGCGGCCACGGATAATTTCAGGTCCCCCAGATATACCACGGCGGGGTCTGGTTCGCCGGAATCTCGTCCTGCGTATAGCGGGCCGGAGGTCTATAACCTCCCGAATCCTGATAAATGGGCGTCAGGATGAATTCTCCCCATTCGCCGGGTTTCGGGAACTGTATTTGTATCTCGGAATTATTCATGATTCTAAAGGCACGTTAATATCTTCGAAACCCGCCGTTTCTTCGGATTCAATGGCGTTAACACCCACAGCTTCCAAACTATAGAAAACCGGGTTCATTCCTCCGGGCTGGTAATAAGTGTACTCTCCGATTCCCGCATAAACAGAAACGTCGCCACCCGCATTATTCACAACATCAGTCACCCAACTGGAAATGCCGACGCCGGTCTCAAAATTGGAGACGCCCCGGCATGTGGCAATTTGATACAGATTATTCCCCTGACCTCCGGTGAGCATGAGCCAGAGCGCTCCTGTATCTTCATA